AAATATTTTATTAGTATCTAATGTAGCTGTTTTAGGATCAAGATTAGTAGGAATACAAATAATAAAAATTAAATCTTCTTTAGGTATATATCCTTCTTCATTTAAATTAAACATTGAAAATATATTTTCATGAATTTCATTCCATTTAGGTGAGTTTATATGAATATTAATCATATTATATAATTTAGGATCAATTCTAAATACATCAAATCCTAAATGACGTAATATCATTCGTGTACATTTTCCTACTACTCCTTCACTACCATACACTACAAACTTTGTTTTACCTGGTTGAATCATCGTAGTCTAGCTCCTTTTTTAATTAGATTGTTTACTATTTTATCGGGAACATTTTTACCTAATTCATCTCTCCAATATCTTTTAGGTAAATGCTTCCACCTACGATTTATTATAACATAAGTTTTCGGTTTTAGGTTAAGCAACAAATTAGGATTAGTCACATACACTCTGAACATCTCAGCAAACCATTCTGCTGGACTAGTACCATAGTTTGTTATTCTACGTTCTTTACTTTCTTTGTATACTTCAATGCTATATTCACTATAGAATGTTCCTTTTATCTTTCCTGATTCATAATCAAAATGATGTCCTAACTCATGAGCTAACACTCCATAAGGTGTTTTATCTATATCTGATGCAGGCCAGCTCCATTGTCTAACAGTTAGATTAGTACAAGGAAATGCACACTTAGGCAAGTATATACATATTCCTGGAGGAAATGAAGGCCGATTCCATTGTTTAATATCTTGTGTATCGGGTCTATAAAATGCACATACTTCAGAGAATGGCCAGCCATCATTATACAAAGTAACATTAGGACATTTTACATTATTCAAGTCACAAAAATCAGTAATAAGCTTCATTCCCATTTTGTATAATACTTCTCTATGATAAGAGAATGTATCATCAATAGGAATGGGAAGGTCTGGTACTTTGTATAATTTATTAAGTGATAAACGTTTTATAGACCTTCCCATTTACTTATCCTGTTTTTCCATAACAAGAGCTACAATATCTTTATGTAACCTAATTATATTTTCATTTATTCGTTTAACACATTCCATTAATGCTTCTTCTTTACTATGATAAACTACTTTAGGATCTACTACATGAGATAATTTATATTTCCATTCTCCAGGTATTTGTATAAATAACGTACAAGTATAATTAGGATTAAGAAATTGGTGAGTATACCATTCTTCTATAAAATTATTATCATTTATAGTATAAACTTGTTTATACATTATTTTACTTCCTGTTGATTAATTTCTTTTTCAAATTCTTTTTTACGTTTCATAATTTATACAAATCTGGTATGTAGATTACTTTGTTCTTTATTAATTTTATTAATAGCATTATCAAAAGCTTCATTGTACGTTTGTTTCTTTCTTAGGAGGTTCTGGTATCTTACACCAATGAGTAGGATTTGATATAGTACAATCTAATTCTTGTATATTACCTAATACAAAATTCGATTTTACAACATTTTCTACAATACCTTTTATTATTGTACTTCCTTCTACTTTATATACTTCCATTCCTATAGCTATCATTTGTATATTCCTGGGAAAGAGTTATACGTCCGTATCAGGTAACAATTGAAAGTGTGTTATTTCACCAACTTGATAAGGATTAACAAGATACTCTTTATTATCTAATAAACTTTTAAATACAAATTTACTTACTTTAGGTAATGGTTCTTCTTTCCAGTATCCTACACACATCAATACTTTTTCATTAACCACTAAACGTAATAATATATGTGTACCGTCTTTAGGAGCTTCTACAATAGGTATCCATGTTTGAGGGTCTATTATATTCTCCTTATTTTTATATTTGATTACATCTTTTTCTTGCTTTTTATAAGCTTTATGTAAATCATCAAATACACTCATTTTATCCTCCAGTGAGTATTTGTCATATAATCTAATATATCACATACCTAGTATAATTTGTAGTAGTGAAAAATATTCTTATTTCTGCTATACTTTACCTAGTTCCACCTTACTATTCCTGGGAAAGATTTACATGCTCGAATCAACTATTAAATGGCGTAAGATTAATCTAGACAATGGTGAACGTACCTTATGGATTGATCCAGACGGTGTATTCACTATTATATGGCAGATGCCTCAAGAGAAATACTATGTAATTGATAAAAACGGTAAAGCATCTAATGAAGTAAAAATATTTCCTGTTTTGAAAGATGCTCTAGCATACGTTGATAGTCTGAAATGGAGGAGAGTACCTAACATATGTAAGCTATTATGGGATGTAGAAGAAGTTAGTAATAGTGATATTAAAATATGGAGTTCTAGGGATGGTAGATTTGGTATTTCGTTTGATAAAAAGTTAGCTAAAAAGAAAACTGGTAAATCTTATGTTCTTACTGATTATAGGTATATTACAAGATCAGATGGACAAGAAGAAGCATATGTTATTGAATTACCCAGCCTAGAAGCTGCTCAAATGTATGCAGAAGGTAGATATTCCTGTTCCTAGTTCCTGTTCTACTATTTTCCTGGAGAAGAGTTATGAAACCTGATTTAGAACTTGGAAATGTAGTAGAAGATATATTAGATATTATAAAAGGAATATCTAATAGAAAAACTTATCCAGAGTATGGATTATATTATAATTTTAAACAATCATGGAGATATTTTAGATATAAAAGGTTACTTAAAAAGTATTTTTATACTATGAAAAAAGATGTTAATAATTTTTACAAGAAATATAAAAGGAGTAAATAAATGAAGCCTGATTTGATGTTAAGAAATGTGTTATTAGAATTAATTGATCCAGATACATCTATTTATAAAGGAACGATAGGAGATTTACATAATTTAATTACTGAAATACTTTATGACGAACATTATTATTGTTTAGGAGAAACACATTTTAAAATGCTTAGAAAGACTATGAAGTATTTTAAGTATATACATAAAGAACGTACTAAATTTATTAAGAAGTTGAATAACCAGTAAAATAAAATATCCCCTATACAACAATTAAGCTATATAGGGGATATCGTGCCTACACACGGTCTTAGCGAAAGTTATTATATCATATCTATGTCTCATATTCTAGTACCTCAAAAATTCATACCAGAAAATAATTCGAGATTCTTTCCAGAATTATTGAAACTATTTCCAGTTTTGGACGTATATAGTAGTGTAGTCGAAAACATTCCTGGGAGAGAGTTATGGTAGCTGATCTGAATACCTTAGCAGACGTAATGAAGTATGTATCCAGTGGTAAAGTACTTTCAGAAGACTTTAAGAAGTACTACGGTAATATGTATGATCCTGTTGATAATCATTGGATGTTAGTTTGTGTTGGTGAAGTGATTAGCGTATATGATGAAAAGAAAAAGTGTAATGTAAAAGTTATTGTTACTGCAATCGATAAAAAATCTCATGAATTCTTTGGGAGATATATACCTAGTTATATCAAGTAATATTTATAAGAATATATAGTATCCTCTAGAGTATTCCTCTAGGGGATTTTTTATTTTCTCACTTGCGTCTAATCCTGAAAACTGATAAGATATTTAGACGGGATACTCTATTTATATAATAATATATATATATATTATTACTATATAGGGGTATATTATATAATACGATAATTAGAGTATTCCCTACCTATCTCTCTACTCATCTCTCTACCTACCTCATTCTCTGTACCTCTAGTTCCATAGTTCTCTAGATGCCTGTTTCCCGATTACAGGATACCCCTAATTTCGACTATCGCTCTTTAGGTGAGTCTTATTCCATCTAGGGCTTAGGATGCGTCTAATAGCGTTTTAGGAGTTCTAATGAAATAATCATCAAATGGGTGTTATAGTATTATCTCTGTTAGATAGTCTCTCATAAACACTCTTACAGTTTTTACATGTACACGTTCTTTCTTGTGTTACAGTAACTACCTTTCGGCAATACGTACACTTAAACTCTCCTTTGAGTTTGTAAGATTGGAATACACTAATGATAGAACAAATGAACCAGAGAGGAAACAAAAACGGTATAACCAAAGTCATTAAATTGATACATAGGAAGCTGAGGATAGCTAGTATTGTTCTGTAGATGAAGCCATACCGTTTATACCTGATTACATTTTCAGATATCCTATTTTGTTTTCGTACACGTGAATTTTCCTTACCATACATTTGATTTAGCTTGATCATGTCTACTACTCCTGGAGAGAATGAGGGTATGTACTCAATGCGAAATATACACCCTTCTTGGAATTCTTACCTGTGTTTTTCCAAAACCTTACCCATGTTTTATTTTGGGTACCTGTCTATTGTTCGCTCGGCAGATACCTTTATTTAAAAAAGAACTACATTTTTTCTAAAAGGTTAGTTGCGTCGAATTCTTCACCTAAGAAACATTGTGTATTAGGATGTTTGGGATTATTCATACTCGATATATCACCTATGTGATAAACCAGACTAGGATTATGGCAGTACTCTGAAATACTTACTTGTTTTAGTGCTGTAACGATGGCTCCATCTACTGCTCTATGTCCTCTAGTTTGATCTGTAGGACGTTCAGCCATATGAAATGATGATAAAAGAGCTAATGTTGCATCTCTATCGAACACTAGAGCAACAGCTCCCTTTCCCATCTGGTTACTTTTAAACCATCCTTGCTTATCACCATTCTCTTTTTTGTTGATTTCTTGATTTACAGGGAAGGTAAAAAGATTTAGATACCCTTTATCTGGATACGGTGATTCATCTAAGTATCCACGTAAATTACGATAAGTAACTAAATCATCTTGGAATATTGCATACCTATTAGCTAATGGATTACGTATAAATAACTCATGTAGTGCTAGATACCAATTACCAAAAGTACGTATGTTTTTATCCCTGGACGTAACAGGTAACTTGAATTCTTTTTCGTATGAATCAGCTCCCATAGCAGAACAACCATCTATAAACAAACGAGGTTCATAGAATCCTGCCAAACGTAATGAAGCTAATGTACGTGGGAGAGTATTAGATCTTCTTCCAGGAACAGTAGTTACACCATAAGCCCAAAAAAGAGGACGTTTAATTCTGCTCATATATCCTTTTTGTTCATCTAATTTAGTAATGTCATCTTTTGACATTTTAGATAATTTATTTTCTACACAAGATAAACATAACATTGATTGTGCAGGTAATGCTTTTAGTGTACAATAGTGGTTACAGCCACATGTTATATTCTCTCCAGGAATACGATAGGAGCATGATGTAATAAGTTTTAACTTACGTTTGATATCAACAGATTCTGGAACTATTTTAGTATCAGCTTCAGTAAATGATTTAGAAGATAATTTTGTAGACTCTTGTATACTCGTACCTGTTGCGTTATGATTACTTCCTACAGTGATGTTAATAGTATGTTTAAATTCAGGATGTTTATCATAAAATTCCTTAGTCCATAAATCTTTATAGTATTTAACTAGGTTAGGATGTAATATAGATTTACCTTCCCATATATCTAATTCTATATGACTAAGGTATTTATCTATCTCAGGTATATAAGTTAATCCCATAATATTATCCAGTAACCTTAACTAATATCGTTCCTACTGTTGTTGCAGTAAATGTATCTGGTGAGAATCCGCAACATGTAGTAGTACCATTAAAGCCTGACCATACTAACGTAAGAGTAAAATCTACTTCTAATGTAGGAGTACATTGTACAGCAGATGATATTGATCCTGATGCAACTAAGTCAGCAGCAAAAACTATAGTTATGGTAAAATTACCATCAGTACAATCGAATGTAGTACTAAATGGTGCACAATCACCACTAAAACTGTTTTGTAACCATGGATCACCAACTAATGTATGATGGATAGTAAAAGTAGTTCCAGGTAAACTAGGACAAGTGTATCCACCTGCTCCAGTAAATGAAACTATAGTTACAGTTAGAGTATTATTTATAGCTGTTTTATCACACGGGCATGTAGATATATTACAGCCACAACTTGGACAATCAGAAGGTGATAAACCAAATGTAGCATGAATAGTCAAAATATCACCTTAGTATATTAACAAGTATGAATACCTGAAAAATCAGTAATACTAATAAGTTCACTAGTTGCATCTGTTGAGAGAGTACCACTATATGAACATGATCCAACAGTACCACTAAATGAACCAGACTGAGAAGGAATAGGAACAGTAAACGATAAACTACCTGTTATAGGTAATGGACCAAAAGCAGGATTAGTAGTAGCATTAGAAGTAGATAAAGTTAATTGTCCTAAAGAATTAATACCTATTGTAGCAGTAGTTTTTTGTAAGTATATTGTACAACCTGTAGCAGACCAATCAGAAACATAGGTAATATCAATATGAGAAGTAGGAAAACTACTAGATCCACCAACAACACTAATAGCATACCAATCATTGTATGCATCACGAGTTACTAATACCCATGAATATTCAGGAATACTATTAAGTGAAGGATTATTTACTATTAAAGTTTTTCCTTCTACTGGATGTAAAACACCTGTAAATACATCTTTATAATATACTTGACATTCAGCATCAGATATAGAATCATCCCATAATGCAGGTGTTCCAGTACCTGTAGTATTTTGATTGATACCTGCTATACCACCTTTAGGAGCTCTAACTATGTAAGTTTGTGGAGCTGTACCTGCATAATCGTCTACATCTGATTCATAAACTGGTCGAGTAGTTTTACGATTTTTATATTCAGCAACTAACTCTTTGAATGTATTAACATCATCAAGAGTTAAAGCATATAAATCTTCTGCCATTACGTTATCTCACTTATATATATGTTATTCAGGGAGAGCAATAATACGAATATTTGCATAACCGTCTGCATTTATATAAATTTTATATTGTGAATCATTAAGAGGACGATAACGTAATGATTGTTTAGCATGTATTTTAGCAAAAGGTATTTTAATCCCTTCATTGTTTCTAGCATACAAAGTAATATTAGAAGAAGATTCTAAGTTTAAAATAATTACATGAGAAGCTAAATTAGTCATCCATCCTAGATCTAATTCTTTATGTTCTACCGTAACAGAAATTTTACGTATGTATGGTTCTTCTGTAATTTTATCTAACCATTTTTCGTAAGCTTCTTGTATGTGTAAAGGTTCATTACCTTTAGTATGAAAATATAAATTCTCAATAAGAACAAAACGACCTTGATGTCTATTTAAGTTTTTAGCGTTTAGTTCACTATATGTAATAGTTTTAGGTTTTTTACCTTCTTCAATAGCATTAATATATTTTATTTGTTCATCTGTTAAATTCGACATTACATGCTCCTTAAAATTCCTGGGAAGAAGTTGTTGACAGTTAATAATATTTAACTATCAAACGCTTCTACGATACAATTAATTGTAGCACTATTTGCAAGTAAACGCAATGACTTATCTGTTAATACTGTAGTACCTGCTCCTGTTTCACTGTTTAAGATACTACGTGATAACCTAAATACGAAGAATTCTCCAGGTAATATTTCCATGAATGGATAAAACAATGATGTATCAGGGTCCCATATACCTGCAGTCAAATAATTAGTAGCATCAAGGTTAACTATTCGACATATACCGGGTTGAGTAAGTTTAGATAAATCAACGTTTAAGCCTGTAATAGGTACAGATAAAACACCAGGAGAAGGTCCCTTATTACCATTTAATGTAGCTATGAATGATCCTGGTTGTGAATATACAACTAAGGGAGTTTTGTTTATTTGATAATTAGATGTTATACGAATTTCACCTGCCATTGTATTTCTCCATTATTATATAACTGATGGTATGTTTAGTAAAAAGAAATTACTTTCTTGATAATATTCTACGTGATTATTACCAGGATTATCGTCTGATGTACCTGTTGTTAGATTATCTGGATCCCATGGCCTTCCATGTCCATCCAAAATAACTTTTGAATAATTACCGTTCCAATCTTGAAAGCGTACAAAATCTTTAGGGTTAGTGTAAGAGTTAGTAAGTGAACTAAATGTTGCACTAGGATCAGGTTTATATGCTTTGTATGTAGGAGAAGAAGGATTTTTATCCCATTGTCCTCTTACTACTTTGGTTCCTTCATCAAGTAAATCTTTATCCCAGCCACTAACAATGTATGCTCCTATTGTTGCATTAGTTACAGAATCTAATACAGTAATAGCTTTAGTATTAACTTCGAATTCAAAAGTACGTTTATAATAGTAGTAACAAGTACCGTAATATACTTTTTCCCAATCAAAGCTAGACAATTTAATACATCTAGGAGGGAATCCCCATAAATAAAAATCATTAACAGTATGCATTAAAGCAGATACTAAATTAAATTCGAGTAATGGTACATTCTGTTCTATTTTTATTGTAGGATTACCAGCATCAAATTCTATTTCACTTCCTCTAATAACTTCGAATGCACTATTTTGTATAGGTTCATTAAATCTATCGCGTGTAGCTTCGATACGTACTTTATTAAACTTACCTGATACTTTTTGAGGTATTAATAATGGATCTTGTATTTCACTGTCTTGACATTTCTTTCCTAATGGTTTATTAGAAAATGTTTTAGTAATGATCCATACGAAAACTGGTCTACCTTCTTTAAATTCAGGAGCTGCTGCTACATCGAATTCAGGATAACACCATACCCATGGGTCTATTTCACTTCCAAATGACCATATGTCACCATATTGAGGTAAGCCTGGACATCTGGCAGCTGTTAATGGACCATCCATATAAGGATAAGTAGAATCAGAATATACTTTAAACTTTACTGAATACGTACGATATCCATCATTATCGGATTTAAGAGTGTAAGAGGATGGACCAGGAAGCATATAACAGGACATATATTTATATCTCCATTAACCGTTGATGTTAGCAGCTTTTAATTGAACAGCATCATTATTACCTATCTTTACAGCATCACGAATTTGTGCTAGTAAGTCTATTTGTTTATCTTGTTTAGAGAGAGCATCAGGTGAACCAGTATTAGAAGCTGTCAAACTTGCTTCCATGTTTCCTGATTTAGGTGTACCTGATGTAGAATTATCCTTATTAAAACTGTCTGCATAAGCAGCTAAACGAGATAAAGCTTCTGCTGATCCAAAGGCAACAGCATCTAACTTATGTATTTCTTTTGCAACAGCTCCACCATAATCCCTACCTACTTTTGATCCTAATTCTGTTGCTTCATTTTCATAAAATACTTCTTCATCAGGTGTAACATCAAAAGGTGTATCAGTTTTTTCTTTATGAAATTTATTCCATTCTTGTCCTAAATCTTCTGACATTTTATCTATACGTTTTTTAAGGTCTGTTTCTGCTTGTGTAGCTTCACGTTCAGGTAACATAATATCAGCTAATACTAAATCCTTCATACCTGTAGTTAATGGCTTCCAAATATCATCCCATTTAGTTGTACCTGCTATTAAGCCTGGAAGATTAGTAAATATAGCTATAATATTTTCACCAAAATTTTTAAATAGTATTAAAGAATTTTCTAGTGAATTAGTGAAAGTCTGTATTATAGCTTCTCCTAACCATTCTACTACTACAGGTATTTCATCTGTAAAGAAATATAATATATCATTAGTAAATTGTTCAAATGCTAATTGACCTTGTAACCATGATAATTGCATGAATTCTGAAAAATGCTTTATATAAAATTCAGCAAATATTAAAGCATCTCTAATAGCATTACGTACTGTATCCCATGTAATACCGTTTTCATCTGCTATTGCTCCAAACAATCCTGTTATAAATTCTATATTTTCTTGTACAGACTCTACTATAACTGTCCATACATCTACTACTATCGCTTTAACTTCTTCCCATACTGTATTTGCTAAAGAAACAAAAGCAATCCATATAGGAGTAACCCAACTAATAAATGAATTAAATTTATCTTCTATATAATACCAATATTCTTTAGCATGATATTGTACTAATATCCATAAGTTACTCCAGCCTCCTAAGCTTTCTGCCCAGGAGTTTGCTACTAAGGCAGCTGCTCCTATTAACCATCCAATAGGTCCCATAAACAGACGTATGATAGCAAGAATAGGAGTTAATGAAGCTGTAATGGTACTACCTAAAATAGACCATGTAGCTCCTAAAGTAAGTAAACTAGCAACAGCTATAGTAACTGCTGAAAATATAGCTTTAGCTTCAGGAGATAATTCCTTTATATAATCTTGTGCTTTTGCGAATGCTTGACCTACATAATCTACAACTTCTTTGAGATATAATGTTTCTGTGATAAGAGTTCCTGTTTCTCTTAATACACCATCAAAGTATCCTTTAAGTGTACTATATAAACCTCCTAAAGATTTACTTTGTGCCTCCATTCCACCAGCAAACATACCTCCTGCTTTGGTAAGATTGTTTAATGCTTTTTCTACCATAGGAAAACTTACTTGCCCATGGTGTACCATTTCTCTTAATTGTTCTATATTCTTACCTGTTTCTTTAGCTAATTCATCCCATATATTAATACCTCTCTCACCAAACTGGTTAAGATCATGAAGATATACTTTCCCCATGTTCTTCATTTTAGCGTATATAAGTACTAGATCATTAAGAGGAGTATGTAAACCTGAAGCTAAATCCCCTAATTTTGTCATAGTAGGGATTATATCTTTAGCTCCTGTACCAAACGCTAATAAGACTCTAGAAGCTTTAACAACTTCATCAGGTTCAAAAGGAGTTAAATCAGCAAATTTAACTAACTGTGAAATCAATTCTTTAGCTTGATCTGCTGATTGTAGTAAAGTTGTAAAAGCTATCTGTGTTTGCTCCATTTCTGAAGATAACTTAATAGATTTAAACAAACTAGTTACTACAGATGTAGTACCTAACATAGCATTTAAGCCAGCAGTAACTTGACTACTATACATCTGAACTTGATTATAGAATGCTCCAATTGCATTAGTACTTGATTTAATGCCTGATTCAAATCTAGTAGTAGCAGACATAGATTGAACTAGAGAAGATAGATATAAGCTATTATCTCCTATAATTCTAACTATCATTCTCTCTAGTTCAACTTCATTCATATTACTGTTCCTGCGATTCTTCCTGGGGAAGAGTTATTGGATCATAACCAGCGGCTGCTCTCCATCTACTTTTTGTTGCCTCAATTGATTGTTTTGTATGTACAAACTTACCAGGTTTTTTCTTTGCCTCTTTAAATGGTATCTTGAGATCATTCAATTTAGTTTTTGAATTTTTAGTATTTGTTTCAATTATTTTTAAAGCAACTTGCATGAGATAATGGTCTGTACGATTTGGTGTATTCCATTCTTCTTTAAAATAATCTTGCCATAAAAGAAATTCCTTAAAAGAAAGTTTTAACGTTTCTTCTAAGGAAATTCCTAGTCTTAAAGATAGATACATCCAAGATCTGTACAGATCTAATCTTTTTTTGCTTCATTCTCCAAAGATTCTAAGTTAGCTAATTCTTCTTTTAGTTTAGCTATACGTTCTTCTTTGGTTAACCTATCTTCGTTCTTTTTGATGCCTGATATAATAGTTGCTTTTTCATACAACTTAGCAAGAAGTGTAGCAGGTAATTTACTTGCCCAAATCATACCTACTGGATTAGTATTGTTTTCACAGAATAAACACATACCAACTAACGTAGGAGCTAGTTTAGTAATGTCTTCTCCTAATTGTGTAGGGCGTCCATCTGATCCGATCTTAGCCGCGGAAAGCATTAATCGTCGGTGAGCTATTTCAGCATTTCCATCAGCAGGCTTAAGATAGTGTTTTTTATCACTAATCTTAGGAGGAAAGTTAACTTCTACAATTTGAATTTCTTCGTTTGAGAAATCCATAACTTCGTTAGACATAAAATGCTCCTTTATAATAAATCACTTTTAAAATAAATCACTGTTAGAGTTAATGGTTAAATTACGTACCTGGAACGTTAACGTATTGAGGTTGTTGTTGAGTATGAGTAGCAACATCCCAGTTGGTGAATCCGATTGTCACAGTACCTGTTGCAAGGGTACCATGTTCGTGTGCTCCACGTTCAAATTTAGTCATACAACCAAAATAAGCTTCGTTACTACCATCAGGTAATGTAACAGTAATAGTAGTTTCTTTATTAACAAGATTTTCAACTTGTGCTATTGCTGCTGGATCGTATCCACAAGTAAACGTCATATCAGTAACTTCGTAAAGTTTTTGAGGACGTTTGACTAATGTACGTTGTGCAAATTGAGTAGTACAATCGATTAATTCTCCACCATCACGACCAGACGGAGTAATCGAAATTTCCCACAATAAAACGCTTGGATTAGCAGCAAATGTAACTAAAGATTGATAACCTTCAGTTAACATAATACCAAGGGTAGACGGATCTACACGAGTAGTCGGCGTAGGAACAGCCATTATATTATCCTTTTGTTAAAAATTACTTTTGTTAAAAAGTTAAATTAAATTGCTTTTAGATTAACTTGTGTGTTTATAGTGTGTAAATATCTATTAGTATTTGTCTCCTTTCCTAATGATATTACATTACTTATAGAACTTATTGAACGAAATTTATAAGAATTATCTCCTATACGTATCGTTCTATCATATGCTCCTGCTTTAATGTTCTTAGAGAGAGCTGTAAAAATCTCATCAGATTTCTGGTAAGATGTTTTACGATTGATTCCTCTAATACGTATTTGTACTCCATTAGGACCTTGTTTACTTCCATCAATCATTAAGTAACCTTGATCTAATGATGATGTATCATAAACAGTTATACAATTATCTGGGTTATCTTCTTCATTCCCTATATACAATTGCCAGTTAGATTGATTAGAGTCTGAACAAATACCTAGATCTACTAGCATTTGTCCGATGATTTCTGCAGTAGAATTATTTAAAGTATTTGCCATTGTTTTATTGTATTTATTATTAAACAAAAAATCACTAGAACCACAATATCTCTATTTATGATTCTAGTGAAATGTTAGTATTGTTAAAACCGATCTTTCAACAATTGTTTATTATTTAGTTACCAGCATTCCTACGTGCGGCAATACGTTCAATAATCCATTGTGATAGTTGTAATGAAGCTTGAATAATCAAGTTCATAGTAAATGGATCAAGAATCTTGGATCGGTTATTAGCTGTTAACCAATGTTCATCCACATTACCCTTTTCTGCTGATTCAAGGAAAGCTAAACAATTATCAGCATGAGGAGCCATTACACTAGTCTTAAATCCTTGAATGTATTTAGCTACATCATGTAAGAATAATGCAGCTTGTTCTAATGCTGCACTATAATTACCATTTTGACATGCTGTAACTAATCCAATCAATTCACTACATTCATTACCTAACCCTACTAAATCTGCAAGTTTTTTAGCAGCTTCGATAATTCCAGCAAAATCACGTGAAGACAATGCACTACGTAAATTGAGTAAAGCACGAAACATAAAATACTCCTTAGAAAGTTTTTAAAAACAGTTAGAGTAATGTTTAGTAAAGTTACGCTGCAGGCGTAGGAATTATCCCACCTTCATCCGTAACACCTTTAACAGCATACCATCCACCGATTCCACCTTGCTGGTAAACAGTAGTCGGGAATACACATCTACCATTAATTCCCCATGTTGGACGCCAACTATTTTGATGTACAACACCGTATTGTATTTGATTACCTATCATACGATAGTTTGCTTTATAACCAAATACTGCATGCCCTCCTCTCCCTCCTCTAGGATTAGGTAACCATCCATCACTTCCTGGAGAAGAGTAACTATCATACCACCATATACCCGATACAAGTTTAAATCCAGATAATACAGCAGAGATAATATGATTTACATCAGGACACAAGAAAGCTTTAGTAATCTTATACTTAGCTCTTTGTTCAGATGTAGCTCGTTTAAATCCTCTAGTCCATAAAGTAGTACCACAATCTTCTTTAGTACCTATACCATTAGACATAAGTTCAGATAATGCATCTTCTAAGGTACTGCCATCATCCCTACCGCCATTAATACGATCATATAAATCAGCTGCAGAAAGAACAACAGGAGGTAAGCCTTGTGCTATACGTTCTGACTCTATTGCAGCTGCTCCAGCATCACAATTACATTGTCCGATACCATCTTGATCATGAACATATGGCAAATGAGGATGATTAAAATCATTTCCCATAAGATCAATTAATCGTTTCCATTCTGTTTCTGGAATCAATGGAGCACTAGGAACACTACCGTATAACGGTAATTTAAGTTTTACTTTGTTTTCATCTGGAGGATTATTACCTAAACGAACAATATATCCATCAGGTAAAGTAGTAGTTAATGCAAAAGACATATTATATTAACCTCCAAAGGATTTAAGAATGTTAATCAAGTCAGTAGGTTGTTTATCATTACTCCAGTCAAATTGTTTTAGTGTAGCTCCTTTTTGATCGACAATAAACAATTGTGGATAGTCTTTACCTACGCATGCATCAAGAAATCGTTTAACATCTTTAGGAGGTTGACCATCAATACCTATTACATCTTTATCTACTATTCGTACTTTGTGACCTTTATCTTTAATTCGTGCTACAATCTCTGGACTAGATATAAACACTCCACGATTATTAACAAAGTTTCCATCCGATTCTACGTACACTATAAAAAGCTTTTGATCAGTTACTACAACAGGATCAGGAGTAGGCTTAGGTGTAGGTTTAGGATTAGGATTAACGTCAGGTATTTCACCAATGTTAATAGTTAGATTTTTCTTAATCCAATCTGCTTTACCTTTTCCTGTAGGTACGATAAGTAAAGTTACTGTACCTGATTGAATCGGTTCAATAGTTAATACAGTTTTGCCGTTATATGTACGTGTTTCAGATTTACTTAAAGTACTATCAACAAATTTTCCACGTATTTTGATAGGACCTTTGTCTGTAGATAGTAATGCAATTCCTGGAGGAAATACGTCTGCTTCTACGTCCAGATCACAATCAACAACATACAATTGATCAGCACCAATTTTAGTAGTATCAATAACTACAGGTGTAGGCGTTTGATCTTTTTGTTGCTTAGGAAAGTGTATCCATCCAGGATTATCTGTTGCATTAACACTACATGTCATTAGTAGTGCTAAACTAAGAATTGAAAACAATTTGATTAACTTATGTTTCACTTTTTGCTCCGTTTGAGTATATTAATCTTTGTTGTGTAGCCCACGTAATCTTGCTATTTCTAGTTCTATCGGTATTAATTGCTCTCTGGTAAATACTTGTGTGTAACTTCCAATATTTATATAGTGTATTGCGTTATCATCCTCATATATGTGTAATAGATACAAAACAGAAGACATTACTTTTTCTTGTGTATAGTAAGCTTTTAAAATTGATCCATCTTTCATTTCGCTTACTATATTAACTATCGATTCTTTTTGTATTAGATCAGCTATCATAAAATAGTAATCTTTGTCTATAGGGATATCAAAATCATATCGTTTATAGACATCATCACCATTTTTAGAGTAACCATACAAAGCACGAATAGTATATGGTTTGCCTACTTGTGGTTTGCCACCACCATTTTGTCCACTAAAGATAATAACTCTGTCAACATAACTAAACCTCATAAGCTTGTCAAGTACGTACATGTATTCGCCTAATGATTGTAATCCTCCTGCATGTACGTCTTTTAGTATTTGTCTACTTTTCTTTTTAAAATAAACTTCTATTAATTGTTTCATTCCTCCAGATGTAGTAATTAATATACCAGTAATTGCTGATATCATAGCAGTTACTAAGGTAATTAATACTGTATTCCAATCCATTTAAACATTCCTTTTATTTAGTAACAACTTCTTTTATTGTTTCATAATCCTTTGTAGTAATGTATTCACTTTTTCTTTTAATTATAGGATCTAAAATACTTTCATGTTTTTGTAATGTTCTATCCCATTTAGATATAATTAATTTAATATTAGCTATATCTATTCCGCAAGAGCATCTTTTAGCATTAGCATTACGTATATTTAAAAGTATACGAATGTTTACTACTAAATTTAATACTAATAGACCTACAAATATACATATAGTTATTGTATATGGTAAGTATTTTATGCCTGATGTTTCTTCCATTAGATGCTCCTTTAAATACAAGTTACTTTGATTGTTTAGATTCTGGTTTAGTTACAGGTTTATCATTTTGTTTGTTATCATTTATATTAGTTGGTGGTAACGTACTAAGTTTTATTTTAGCAGTCTTACGAGAATGTAAACTTAAATAAAATCCTAAATGCATGATAATTATCCTGGAGGAAGGATTATTGGATCACCTATACCTGCTTGGATTGCTTTTATAATAATGTTTACTATATATGATTGTGGTAAACGTACTAACTGATTATACATTACCTCAGGATCAGTAGGTGTTTGTTCAAACTTATTACCAGGAATAGCTAAAAATGCTTTACGTCTATTAGTTATATCGGTAATAAATTTATCTTTATTAATTCCTATAGTATCTAATATATAACTTGTTATTTCTGCTTCATCATTTATTCTAGACCATTGTAAGTTAGCATCTGTACGGTTAGCCATATCAACAGGATTAGTAGACAATAAAGCTGCTTTAGATGCTTCAGTTTGTATAATTGATAACTTTAATGCATCTACTTGTTCTTGTGTAACAGCTTCTAACTGTTCTGGTGTGGGTTGCGGTACTAATACACCATTAACTTTAACATTCCATTCTAGTATATATGGACCTTCACCTAAGTTTTTGTTATGTAATAAAAAGTCTATTGGTTGTTGTGCTGTTGGATGATAAAAGAATATTGCATCTTCTAAAGATACTAACATTATGGTAACTCCTGTAGACTGATTTGATTTTCGTAAGGAGCTGTAACGTAGAATGAGTAAGAGGCAGAACTCATGTACGTAGCTAATGTAAATACATCTCCTGCTGCAAGAATAGCAGTATGTACACATTGTGGTGTAATATTACCACCACTTAATCCATTATCAGCTTTATTTCTAACAGCTGTTCCATTAATTATTAATTTAGCTTGTGCATTTGTCATATTTGCAGCTAATGAATAACTAGCTGTTCCAATAAGTAAATACGTACCTGTCCTAGCTACAATAATCCCCTTATTAGTTGTTGGATCTGCCATAATTCCAGTAGGATCAGAAATAGTTGTATCCATAGGAATATTAACTAATCCGGATCCAGCACTAAGAAAACTTGCCCTAGCCATATTACATTGCATAGGTACATTATTACTTGCCAATTTATACCAATTAGAACCGTCACATAGTAATGTTACTGCTTCATTAGCCCACATTACACGTGTACGATTCCAATCTACTATAGCTGCATTACTATGACTTACTGCTGTTGTACCATTAACTCCACGTCTAACTGTCCAAGTAGTAGTTCCCATTCCTGCAGTAACTACTAATAATTCACTATCTATTTGAATAGCAAATTGATTAGAAGATGGAAATCCAGCAGCTGAATTAACTGTTAGAGTAGTTGCTACATTAGTAATAGAACCGTTTAATGTTGTAGATTTACCATTGATTGTAACTCCTGCTCCTGCATCAATAGTTACAAGTTTAGTTAAATCAGTAGACATACGTAAACCTAAAGGCTTACCTGTATTTCCTGATGGAGATGGTAAACTTACTGTATAGTTAGCTGATGTACCTGAACATACATGCATCTTATTGATTGTAGCTGTTGTAGTAGTAGTTATTGATACTTCTGCATTAACTAATGTAGATACGATATCTCCACTACCGCCTGATCCTACATTTATCCAAGCTGAATTAGAATATACCCTGTAAGCATTTAATGTAGTATCGTAGTAAGACATACCATTTGTTGGCGATCCTGGAGCAGATGCTAATGATGGTACATTTTCAGGAAATAATAATTTAGTACTTGCCATTTTATATTAATCCATATTTGTTTATTATGGCAATTAGTATTAGCCTTGAATTACAATACGATACGCATTACTAGCAGGAGCAACAGAAAACGTATATGTAACTGTTCCGTTACTATTATTTATATTAACAGCAGGACGTACTTGATCACCTGTACTAGCATCAAATATTTGAGTAGTAAGATTACCGTTTGATGCTAAACCATGTGTACCTTGTGCGATTGCAATAGCTGTACTAGTACCATCGCCTATTAATGCAGTATAACTACCTTTAGCTCCTAAGTTAGTTCTAGCAGCTGCTGCCGTGGTTGCTCCAGTACCACCATTAGCTACAGCTATAGTTGTACCGTTCCATGTTCCTGTTGTGATTGTTCCAAGTGTTGTTATTGCAGTTTGACCAGTCCAGGATGTTGAAATTAATATAGTGTTACCACTAATATTAATACCTGTACTTGCTATTAATTGTGTTGCTCCATTTAATTGTGAAAATGTAATACTATCTGTACCGATTACAGGATCAGTAGTATTACTACATAACCATAAACTATTAGCATTTGTAGTACCTGACGTTCCTACTGCTATGAATGCTCCTACAAATTCTGTAGTAACATCCATTATATTAGAACGTGTTAATACAAATGGTACTCCTGCTGTACCTTCAGTAGTGCATACATATAATCCATTTCTAAAAGAAGATATTTCATTTTTAACTAAAACTGTATCATTAAGTAATACATTATAATCGTTTACAGTTAAAACACCGTTTGCACTACCCGTTAATGTAGCTCCTACACCGCTAGAACCGTTAGAATATGTACATGTAGGAAGAAATCCTGAAGTTGCTACTGTTGCTGTACCTTTAGGTTTTAATCCTTGTATAGTAGCATCAACATAACTCTTTGTAACAGCATCCTGGGCGGAAGTAGGATCAGCTAAATTAGTAATCCTTTGACTGTTTAAACTATAAGCTGCTGTAGCTGCTCCTACATCATTTAATGTAGCGTTAGAGAATCCACCTGAACCATTACCCTTTAGTGCAGATGTTCCACTAGTAGCTGGAGCGTAATCAGTACCACTAGTAGCAGCTGAAATAGCTGTACCATTACCTTTTAATATACCCGTAATACTAGTTGTTAATGTGATTGCAGGAGTACTAGTTGCGTTTGCTACTGTACCTGTAAAACCGTTTGCAGATGTTACACTGACTGATGTTACAGTACCTGAACCACCACCACCAGAAGCCTGTTCCCAACCAGAACCGTTATAAACATATAAGTGATTACTAGTAGTATCAAAATAGAATTGACCTTTAACAGGACTAGATGGAGCAGATGCTAAATTTTGTATTACAGCATTTTGTACTTCATTTTTTGCAAAGTCTACATGATATAAAAATTTAGGAGATGCCATAATATTCCTTATTAATTAAGATAAGCTATTCCAGTGAATGCTGCACTAAATGTAAGAATTAAAGTATTTGTGTTTGTATAAGAAGGTAAACCAAAAACATAATCTCCTGCACTATCTATAATAGTGACAGATGGATACTTATTTAAATTATGATTTATTGTCCAAGTAGATGCAGCTATTGCTTGATTGTGTACATAATTTAAATCACCAGAACCTGATCCTGCAGGACCTTGTGGACCTGGTGGACCTTGAAGACCAGTGCCTACACTTACTGTAACAGTACCATTAGTTATTCCTACAGTAAAATTTATTACAGAAGTAGACATATATAATTACACTTGTAACGGTGTTCCATATTGTGGCATTAAAACATTTAATTTACCTGCAGGTATTACTAAAGCATCATCGTTATTATTTGTTTTTAAATAAAAGTACATATCATAAATACCTGCTGGAAGATTGTTATCGTCTTTAGTCCAATTACCATCTCTATTAAATACTACTGATTGATTAGTACCATCATTAGCATAATAGGCATGTTCATTAGCATAGTTAGTTCCAGTACCTACAACATTAAAAGGTAATTGTACTCTAAAATTTTCTTTATCTAGTACAAGAGTTGTAGGATTATTTAAAAAATCTATTCCTGCTTGTGAAGCTTGTGTATTAGATACAGATATATAGATGTTTAATGGACCACCTTTATATATTGATTCTAATCTACCATTTATTTTAGTATTCATATTAGTTCACTTTAATATATGCACTATCGCGTAATTCGCCTGTATCAACAGGAACTAACTCTTGACTCTTTTTAAGTAAGAATATTAATGCATCCTGTGTTGCATCATTCAAACTTTTCTTTTTCTTTGTTACTCCATCAACTATTATTTGTCTCATTACATTAGCATACTCATGTGCTGGTTGTTCTAGATATTTAGCTTGACCACCATTTGGGTGATTAAATTGAAGATTTTCATGTTGTATAACAGCATAAGGAGCCTCATACCCCATTTCTATATTCATCTTTTTAGTTTTAGTTATACTTACTACTTTAGTTTTTAGTGCATTCATTACAGCACTAGTATTTATACTTACTGTTGGTTTAGTAGTTGCCATAAATTCCTTTTATGTTTGTCATAACTTCCGTTCCTATGTACTAGTTCCTGGAGGAAGTTGACCTTTATAACGCATTAGTCCTAATATCTTATTGCCTGTTCGTCCCTTTAAATCAGTAGCATAAGATATCTTAGATACTTGATATAATTGCATACTTGTACTAGTTAAATCTAAATCAGCGTATTGTCCGTTCCAGATAACTGATTGTGCAACTATATTAACTGATTCATCAACATGTACTATTGCATCATATTGAATAACTGTAGTTTGAGGAGTTATGCTTAAAGCTAACTTATCTACCCAACGTACAGGTATTTCACATGCATTATCTAATAGTAATTCACCTTCTCTATCTTTTCCTAGATAATTCCAAAATACAGCATAACTTTCTAAGTCTTTATCTTCAAAAGGAGGCATGATTGTTATGCTCTAAAGTAATTATGATCTATCTTCATAAGGTATTTGACTGGAAGGAGGTTTACCTATCCAAGTCATTCCAGTATTACCTAACTTACCTTCATTAATTGCATTGAGAGTATTAGACCAGTCCATATTAATAGCAGATTGTCCATACTTAGTTGCTTTTAATCCCATATCTGTTTTACCTTGGAACTTTCCCATAGCTCCATTAGTAGAACGTAATTCATATGGTTGATCTGACATACAATAAAAATGAGCAGCTAACCAAGTTTCTATCGTAGTTAAGGTTGTACTATCTAATCCTAAGTTAGCTTTTGCTGCCCAGGTTTGTACTACGTTAGTTAGATTGTTAGCTGCAGTAATAAAAGGAGTAAGACTAGGATTTCTCTTGCTATCATAATCTAGCATTAATATGCTTTTTACTGAGTCAGGAGTAGTCCTAGCCATTGTATTCCTTATTATTCGATATCAGATTTATTAGTTTCAACTAACAAAGCTTCAAGTAATGCTTTCTTAGTTTTGAATTTATTGATGAATTCAGGATTAAGGCTTAGATCTTTTAATCCATACTCTTTAAGCTGGTTAATATCCATTGCTTCTAGAGTAGATTTTACGTCAGGATCAAAGTCTAAATCACTGTTAATTTGATTATCTTCTTCATAGTCCAAATCTCCGCTCCTGGGTGGAAGAGGTTCAATCTTCTTAACCGGTGCAGGAGCTCCTAAACGATTTTCAGGAGGTATCTTCGTACGATCAGGCAATCGATCGAACTTATCAGCTCCAAATCGTGCTACCCAATCGATGTTATCTTCAAACTTGTCACCCATTTCAAACATTCGACCATCTTGTCGTACAATCGGACCACCGATTTTGTACAAGAATATCATATTTTTTTCGAACTTAGGCATAAAATACATGCTCCTTTTAGGCGATAATACGTTAGAGTAAATAGGGGTTAGTTAATATTACGCAGTAGTTGCTTGCAGAATACCACATCGGCTGTTGTAATCTGCTCGCAGCTGGGGAACCATGATACACATAGTCTTAAAGTTTTGACGCATACCACCCATGCTAGGCCAGCGAAGGGTAGTAATGTTCATTCCAATGACTGCACGTGCAACATCAGGTGTTTGTTGAACGAAAATCATAGTAAACGGATTAGTAGATTGATCAAGGTAATCCAGACGGCGAACGTCAGTAATACCATCAATCGCTCGAATACGTTGACGTAAGCTTTGTGAAGGATTATTACCACCTAAACGAGCATAGTCATTATCAAGATATTTATCCCAATCTGTACTATGGTAAATCATAAACGGACCATAGAATCGATTGTAATACAATTGATCGCGAGCAGCTAACACGTCTCCTAAAGTAACATCAGGATTAGAACCTGTAGGAGCTGTCATATTAGTTTTAATAAGACGATTAGGGAAATTGGTGTATCCATAAACCGTGCTATTACGTCCATAACCGCCAACTTGTGTGGAGTTACCACCATAAGTAAGCCCGGTTTGAACACCAATAGTTACTTTTTCAATCATTTCAGCAATACGGCGACCAGCTGCTTCTGCCATCACACTATCTAACGGCATATTGCCATTTTGACTAATAGACAGCTTACGCTGACTAAAGTAAAAGCTAGAGTGAGTGATAGGAAGAGGCAAGCCTTGCAGCTGGAACAATGGCATATCAGAACGGCCTTCAGTCATTCCGTCCATGTCCATAATCGCTTCGCCAGGATCCGACATGGTTTCATGTTCAAGTATGGTTTTGGCCATACCATCGAAACCACTATAGGTACCTGGTCCGGCTGCAAGATCTGCCCATGCTCGTAAACGCAAACGAGCAGCTTTAATAACAATCTGATCAAGTTCTAACCATTGTTCCTTACGTAGGCTAGTACTGTTCGCAACAGGACATTCAAGGTCATATTTTTCACCTAATTGATTAACACGAACATTCTCAATTAGTTGAACGCGTTGACCTTTATTAACGGTCCAGCGGCCAGTACGAATACTGACATACTTTTTACCGTCTTTATCACTAATCCATGGTCGGAGCAAGCCAGTCTCAAATCGACATTGAGACATATATTCACCGACTTGACCGTGACCTTGTCCATTTAAAACATAATCAGAAAACATAGTTTATTTTCCTTTAGATTGTTTATGTAAAATATAGTATTAAAAGTTAATTTATTACGCTTGATCACCTAAATACTTAACATAAATCAAAGTATCTGCAGTTAGAGCTGTGGAAACTGGTTCTAATGCTTGGAAAGGTGTTGCAGTGTAAGAAGAGTTAGCAATTAACTTTCCTGCATTTGAAACACCAAACAAGTCACCGACATTTACAACGTCTGCAGTACCTGCCACATCGCCTAACAACAGATTAAACTCTTCACCAGCAGCTGGGAAATACACACGTCCAGGAGTACCTGACACATATGCATCCGTCGGACCTTTACCTTGCAAATCATCAACATCTAAAATGATGATAGGACCTTTAGATCCTGTAGTCCGTGAAGCTGCACGATATTGATTTAATCCGACAGTTTGACCGGTTGCTAAAGCAGTCTGCGGAACTAACTCAAGCAGCATACCTGGTTTAGGAGTACCGCTGATGATAGCTGTTTCATAATGTCCCTTCGGAGACATACCCGAAGACACAATAATTTGATTACCACGAGCCATATGTAATTTCCTTTATATGTAATATAGTTAGAATAAAATTTTGACCGTGGGACTAAACGAATAAGTGAATATAGTTTAGGTAGTTTATAGGTAGGAGCATCAACCTATTCTACTACGGAGCTCCCATCGGAGAACAAATGTTCCCCTATTTGTATTACTTTTCTGCCCAATTAACAGTAGGAGCAACTAACGGTTCTTCATCCGTAGCGACGTTATTTCCAGTAATACCTGCTCCAGCAGCACCAATAAAGTTAGTCGCTCGTTTGATAAAGTCTGTTTCGTCTCCACCATTCGGAAAGTAAGATTCTTTCTCACTATTAGCCTTAAGTTCTACCATTTCTTCAAGAGTAGGAATGTCATACTTAGAGTACTTAGTAACCTTTTCAGTAATGACCTTCTTACTAATACCTGTAGTATTGCCTATAAGAGTTTGAATCAGCTTCATTTTCTTAGCTTCTTGTTCTTTCTTGAAGCTATTAGTAATCTGAATAAACGTCTTATAATCTTCTTTGGAAATTTGCACCATCTCACCTTTATTAGAAACTACTTCTTCATCTTCTTCAGTGTCTTCATTGACTACTGGAGTAGACTTCTTTTTATTTGTAACAGGAGTTTTCTTTTTATCCTTAAGATTATCAGAAGATGAGTCAGCTGCTCCCTTCTTATCGTTCTTCTTTTCTTCGTTAGTTTCTTTCATAGCATTAGCTAACACATCAAAAGCATCATCTGCTTCAAGTTCTTCAAGCTTATTATCAGTAATTTCTTCGAACTTATTTGCAATAGCATCAAACTTCTTATCTTTCTTCATACGTTCTTCAATGCTTTTCTTCAGGTTCTTTAAACCTTCAGGAGACATTTTATTCAATACAGCTTTATCGGAAGGATTCTTCCAGCAATCACAATTAGTAGTAATAAAGTTAACAGTTTGTTCGCGAGTCATACCGTTTTTCCTTTTAGGAATAATAGAGGAGTAAGCTTGTAAAAGTCTATTCAAATGAGGTTCTTCATCTTTATTTACTATAGCTAGTCTAACGAATACACTATTTATATCTTCTAGTGTACTGTTTGTATTAAAAGTAAACTTACCTCCTTTTGAAGACTTAATAAAATCTCTTACAGTTTGATATAATTCACTATCTATCAAATGAGCAGTATTATCTAAGGTAGTTTTATAGATAATTGTAGAGTTAGTTAATAACCCTAATAGTGTAGCAAACTTTTTATTATCTTTCTTTTGTTTTAGTTGTGGAAGAAGTTTACTTATTCGTTTGTTTGCAGTTATAGATGGTAATGACTTGGCATAAGTATAATATTCATCGTACTTATGTTTTGTGTTATTTACTCCACATCCATCCTGGACACTACATGCTCCAGTTTGATCAGGTAAAATAGCAATATGATCAGGACGATAATCTTTAGCTACGTACTTATATCCTCTACCTTTATATGTTTGACCTTCTGATGGTATATTATTAGCAAATAACCCTGTACTTAGTTCTATCTTGTCCCCTGTTTTAATCCTGGGAAGGATTGGATCCCAAGTAGGATTTTCTTTTAACATTACACTATCAAAACGTTGTACCCGTTTAATATCGAACCAGCCTTCAGATACAACCTTCTTAGTATTATCATCATGTTGTGTATTAAAATTGAATCCTATACCATATTTATTAAGTATCTCAGGATTTCTAGCACTAACGTACCTATTTCCTACCATAGGATGATATACAACTAAAGGCATACCATTCCAGATTTGAGGAGATTTCTTATTCTCTTTCTCAGGATAGAATATAGGACCTTGAGAGCCAGCTAGTATACCTTCTTTTAAAATTGTCATAGGCAAAACATAATACGATCGTCCATTCATCTTCTCAATACGAGGAGACGAATTAACGAAGAAATTACGTTTTGTGAAAGTGAGTTTAGCTCTCATGATCACATACTATGATGTATGGAGAGCTATAGAAAGGCAAAATGTGACAATTTTTATAGGATAGGACCTTTTGATAACATATTGTTATTCTTGATTATTTGATGATGCAGAATTAACCAGACGTACTAGTCTATAATAACCTAAGTTGTATTGTTTAGTAAATAAAATACTATAACCATGCGGTTCAATAATTAATCTAGTAGCAGATAAATATGTAGTAAGATGATTAAGTGATACGTTTTTATTATGTTCACGTAATTTAGTTAGTAGTTCTTTCCTAGTATGATTATTACCATCTTCTAATACTGTCATAAGTACTCGACTAGCATTACTTAAACGTATATTACGCCAATCCAACATAACATATGCTCCTTTTTTATAGTGATTAAATAATCCGCCAAATACACTTACATCTGGGATGAAGAGGTATCATACCTGAAGCTGCTTCTAATGTAAATTTCCTACCTGCATACGTTTCACATCTCCTACATACGTTCCCTTTTCCTACTGTCCATTCAGCCAATATACCTACTTCATCTGCTCCCATCTTTTCTAGTGCAGATAATTGACCTTCTGCATGAGCTCTTATTATCTCAGTTTGAGCAATAAGAGTTAATCTAGCTTCACTTATATCTGTAATGTCTTTAGAGAGATCATTAGCTATCTGGTTAATAGTCTTACCTTTAGCTAACCCATCAGATAATGACCTAGCTAACTTTACAGATGTTGCTTCGTTTACTCCTTCTATATCAGTATAAACACGTTGTGATAATAACTTAACTTTTTCCTGCTCAGCTTTACTAGCAAACGTACTTCTTATGAATTCTTCTCGTTTACCTTCTTGATAAATATCAGCTTCCTTGCTAACTCCTTTCATTACTTTACTAGAATCATCATAAGATCTAGCTATACCTCTTTTAAAAGCTTCTGATACAATACGTTCCCACAATGATTTATCTTCTGAACCTAATAATGCTTCTTTGAACTTCTGTCTAACCCAACTTAATAACGATTGTACTTGTTTAACTTTGGTATCAAGCCAGTCATTATTAAATGTAATAGACTGTTTAAAGCCTAGTATATCACGTTCTAACAGTAACTTACGTAACTCTAGTTTAATAGTTTTTACTCGTTTGAGTAATTCACGTTTAAAGTGAGCTCGTAATAGTGCTGTCCTAGAAGGATCAATAGATTGTACACGCTTGATCATTTTCCCTCTTTAATTCTTCAGTATAACATTTACTACAGAATGATAAGAGTTTGTGTTCTTTAAAAGGTCCTATCCTATTATTAAAGCATCGTTTGCATACAATCTTAGCATGCTTACATCCTTCACACAATGATACTTTGCTAGAATCAACGAATGTTCCAGTATTACAATTCTTGCATTTAATAAAGAATAAATCTTTTACTTTTGACATTATTTAACCTTTTTAGATGACTTAGGATTAGTTGATTTAGGCTTACCTTTTAAAGTTCCTTTATCTTTTACATCCTGTTTATCTCCTTTTTGTTTGTCTGACTTATCATCAACTTGTTTATCATCAATAGTTTTAGCATCATCTAATTCATCATCATTAGCATATTCATCTGGATTTTCTAATTGATAGTCATTCAATTGCTCTTGTATTGATAGAGCAGTTTCTTGATCAAACCCCCATACAGTAGTAAAGTACGTTATAGGATCAATCAAAGTATTTAAACCAGATTGAACATATGTAGACATAGCTTGAGTCATAAGCTGTGCTACTTGTGCTTTTGTTAGAGCGTTTTCTGTTTCAACAGAAGGCCATTCTATACAATAGCTCTTCTTAGGAACAGGTAGTATATTCAAATTAATACATTTGTCGATAAAAGGTACAATGATTTTAGGTGTTATATATTTCTGTTGACGGTGTTTCTTACGATCATTCCACGTACTATCATCCTGGGAAGAAGCTAGTTGTCCCCGTTCACTACCCATGAAAATACGTACAGGTATTGCAAGATATACACATAATGCTTCAACTAGTATTTTAACATACGGACTAGGATCTGTAAGGTTAGGTTCTAGTGTCTTAGCTGTCATATTCTGAAGGCCAATATATCGTTGTAGCCCATTCATATAATTCTCAGCTTCATCTTTGATCTTACTCCAGTCAACAGGTACTCCAGCTGCTTGAGGTTGTGTCTCTAATGCTATACCTGGAAAACCACCTTTATAATATGATTCTGCTCCTGCATACAATATTTTAGGGAATGATTCTATAATACGTGAGATAGCGTATAAGATAGAATTACCTAGTGATTCATTCGAATACACGTTAGGAGCTATATGTAATACACGTGTATAATGTACACTAATTGCACTAGTTCCTAGTCCTAGATATGATGTAGAGCTAGTAGCACCTGGAGCATTAAACGTTAATAAGTATTCTAGTGGTTTACCGTACCTAGGTGATTGCTGATTAGTATCCCATTTAGTAATCATTGCAAAGGCTTCAGGTAATACTGTAAGATAGCGTAGGTTTATCTTCCTACCTTTACTTACTTTAACAGGTTTGCTAAGATCAAGATTATTAGCATCGTCTAGACCAAAGAATAATACACCATATGAACCTGCTTGAGATAAAATATCTAGACGTTCTAAGATCTCAAATATCTTAGATCCTTTTTGTTCTGCATAGTACGATTTTTCAGGCGATAGCTCTTGATCTAAATCAAGTAATGCCTGTTCAAATTGTGTGAACGTAGTATTATCTTTGTCTTCATGAATATCAGGTTGTACTTCCCAGGATTCTTTCGGGAGTACTTCTACAGCTCTATTAGCAAATGGATTACTACGGAATAACTCAAACAGATATTGAGGAGTAGGAGATTTTGTTAATCCACATTCATCATCTATATCACGTCTTGGATCACCTGACATGGATCGACGTAAGGCATATTCTCTTAATGATGTAACGTTAGCTATGATATCATGTATCATGCTTTTGAAACGTGGACTAGTATTAGTTAACGTTTGTTCTTCTGCAAATACTGTAAGATCGTTAAGCAATCGCTGGTTATTAATTGCTACAGGATCAAGAATTAGTTTAGGAGTTTCTACTAACTCTTCTTTGATCTTTTGTGACTTAGCCATTTGGAAATCCTTTCATCTACAATCATTAGTATGAATAAACATAACACTATACAAATAACAATTATCTCTTGTAATGATTGTACAGAAAGGAAGTACATAAATCTAGTACCTGTTACACTGATTTGATAATGACATGACTATTTAACAATGCGGGATATGGGATTTGAACCCATATGATCTTACGATCGATAGATTTTAAGTCTATTGTGTCTGCCAGTTCCACCAATCCCGCTTATACTTACTTACTTTGTTTTGCTACATCGATTATATGTTTGATAAAATTTAGTGGCCATAAGAAATTATTACATATTCCTTTTAAAGTTTGTTCTTTCTTTTCTGTTTCTTGAATATAAAATAATGTATTAAGTAATGATATTACAATATAAACTAAAGTAAATGCTAAAAGTATTCCTACAATTGCTCCGGCTACTGTTAGAGGTTTATGTCCACATGTACAAGTTTGTTCTAATTGTTGTTGCTGGTTCATTAACATTAACATTAAAGGTAGATTATTCATCGATTATTAATCCATTAACTTTTAATTGTTCAATTCTTTTTGTTATTTCATTATTTCGTGATTTAAGTAATTCTACTAATCTCATTATACATTGAGGTTCATTTAAAAACCATATATAACCTTCATATTCTGGATGATAACGAGTTACGTACTTTGTATAGAAAACATATTCTACATCAGAATCTTCAAATTGTCTACATAGTGTAGGTTCTTTATGTAATTCTTTACTATCTTCTTTAAATCCATAGTATGTTTTCATAGTTTTTCTATCTCTTTAATACGTTTGTTAAATATTTCTATAACATCTTGTATCCATTTGATTAATGCTTTCTTAGCAGCTTCTTTAGTTTCATAATGAACATAGTATCGATATTCGTCTGGAAAACGTATACCTGTAGGAAAGTCTTCTCCAAATGGTTGTGCATTTTCATGGTTTAATTCTACATCTTCTATATCATGTTCACCTTCTTCACCTAGTTCACTAAAACTAACAAATGTATCAAATCTATAATATTTCATTTTAGCTTCATCCTACGTACAGCTGGTGTATATTCTGTATACTTTTTTTCCATTCGTACCTTTATTTTATCATATTCCGCTTGAGTAATCAAGTCTTCATTAAATAATTTATTTAGACAATACGTAAATCGAACCAGCTTAGGTTCACTATCTCTCCTAGGTTCAAGTTTCTTACCCAGAGCATTCATAGTTTTCATTTTATTATACTCTTATGTGCATTAAGTATAAGTGTTTGTACGTATGTTTTATGATCTTCTGCAAGTAATTTACTAAGTTCTAAATACCAGTCAGATAATGCTAATAAAGTACTACAGTATAATTTACTTCTTTTTTTACATTCAAAACATTCTATGTAATAATTTCCATCATAATTAGTACATATTGTAGCAGTCTTACCACAATAACAGTCTGGTCCATCTTTCATACTAATCCTTATTATATCATGAATCTTTTACAACTTCAATACATTTATCATCTATTTCTATAATTGTCATAAGAGAATATTCACTAGCTAGTTTATCATACCAGCTAAATAATACTTGTGATAGTTCATTTCTACAGACAGAAATTCTACCACATGTATTACATTGTACATAATATTGATTTTCTTTATTCTTATATACTTGTGCTCTATTACCACAAATACAAGCAGGCTGTTTCATCATATTATAGTTCTTTCATTTCATACAATGATGTAGTGTTTGTTTGATCATATGTAACAGGTTTAGTTATGTAATGTTTAACCCAGGTAAATTTAGTACCACAATAACATAAACGTATGTTACATTTTATAATATCTTCTATATCCTGGTACTCTCTATTACACTTAGGGCAAGTTATTTTTTCTAACATTATTACGTCTTTCATAACGTTTATTACGTAGATTTTGTTTGATCATTAGTATAAAGAATATCATACCTAATAATCCTTGACATATCAATAATGTATAACATAATCCTACACAGATATTAGCTATAGTGTACTCAAATTTTAGTTCATCTAATGACATACTTCATCATCTTTATGTTGTGCTGGTTCATTAACGTTTGTTTGATTATTTTGTTTATTTATATAAAGAAAGAATCCTATCATAGTAACTAATAGAATATACAACATAACACATAATGCTAATGCAACAATGAATAACGTTACCAGTAACATCTTAACTCCTGTATCCGTACAAATGATATCATCCATAACAGTACTATCGTAGATATATTGTTCTCTCATCGTATCACACTAAAATCCATAGTATAGTGTTCTATCTTATAATGAAAGAGTATAACAGCTTTATACTTATTCCCTACAGACGGTCCCTTAAACTTACACATACCACAATGAACTTTATAGTGATAATCATTGTAAGTTGTAGTTAGTTTTATATTACATTTAGGACATTTATGTATGTCTGTAATGTTTTGTCTTTCCATGATATCCTCATAATTTCCTGGGGAAGATTTAATACTACTTTATCTTATTTTCATACATCTTATCTATTTCTATGATATATTTTAACCTGTTTGCAATAACTTCTGCTACTTGTGGTACAACAGCGTTTCCTAGTGCTGTTATTTGATTTTTAACCAATTTGGGGGGAATCCCATATACCATTGGCACCAGTTCGGATTTAATACCCCAGAAGCCGAAACCTTCGAATAAAGGCTTTTGTTTGTCATCTTGTATACAAACTCGTTTAATGGCCTGTAATTTTTTCTTTTCCATACCTTTTCGCAATACCTGGTCGAACGCCAGTCTCTTGCTGACAATGTTGGAGTAGGCAATAATAAATATTCTTGCTCGTTTGTGGGTTGCTCCCACATCTTTCGCTGATAAAGTACACCATTCCGCATCATACCCTGACTGGGAAATGTCTGCAAGAACTGTTCCAATCGGTGCTTGTGTCCTAGTCTTTTTCTCTGAAACCAACAAGCCATGCACGTTTTCCACAACAATGTACTTTGGTCTAATCGTGCAAATGATCCTATAAAATTCTTTCCACAAGCCAGATCTATCGCCTGTAATACCTTTTCTTTTTCCTGCCATTGAAACGTCTTGACAGGGGAATCCTCCAATGAGGATATCTGGATTTTCCAATTATCATCTCCTTTTAAAAAAGTCTTAACATCATTAAATTGTAAAGTATTAGGCCAGTGTTTTTTAAGTATCTTTCTACAATACGGATTTTTTTCTACTTGAAAAATACATTTAAATCCTGCTCTCTCAAAACCTAAATCTAATCCACCTATACCACTAAATAATGAACCAAATGTTATCATGATATATCCTGGGGAAGATTGATAGCCCGATTGTACTATTATTTCTTTAGTTGATATATCGCTATCTTATGTTTACCTTGTAATAGTTTTTTCATATAATATTCTGCTTTTGATTTAGGAAAACCGGTCATTACTATTTGTGTTGTACTATGTTCGGTTAATGGTAAATTAAGTATCTTTGATACTATTATTGCATCACTTTTAAACAATTCAAAGAAATCACCATTATCGAATAGTATTATTTTACCTCTATGATGTTTTTTAGCAATAGTAAATTGTTTTAATATGTAGTTCATTTTTCTGTACCAACCAGTGTTTCAAATGATTGTACTATTATTTTATCTCACCTATTACTACATTAGATGGTTCTATAATTACAGGCCCTTTATCTATTAAATCTTTAAATAATACATTCATTTTAAATTTAGGCATATCAACTAAACTATGTTTCCACCAATTTATAGACCAGTCTATATGATCTATCGCATTAATAAGCTTTCTATATTGTTGACGTCTTTTATAACCGGCTTTACATTCTTTCCTATGTTTAAATTTATCAGATTTCTTTTGCATGATTTTTCTCCTTCTCTTTAGCTAGTAGTTCTATTGTTAGTTCTTTTAGATTATCCATACTAACCCAGAAACTATCTAATGCTTCTTTTTGCATACTAACTATACGATTTAATCTTGTACATTCTACAGACGTATTGTAGTATAGTACAATTAACATACCAGACAGTATTATTAGTAGATAACTTAATACTTTATATGTTGTTTCATTTTCCATAAGATGTTCCTGGTTCATCATGTTCAGTTTCTTGCTCAGCAATTTTATCTAATGCATCACTATATATTTTATTTCTTTCTTTTAAATATTCACATTCTTTATATTTATCATAATACAAATAAGAAAAGATTGCTATAGCAAACAAGAAAATATAGTGTACGATATCCATACAATGCTCCTGGTTTAATACATTTGTTTAGTTATTTGATAACATGTTGAGTTACAAATACATGATAAGCAGTAATTGCATTATTTTCTATATTTGTTATTGTACCACAATACTTATACATATCAATATCTACTGGTAGAATATCGTTATTTTGACAGATGTAAAATCGTACTAATATTGTTTTGATAGGTTTTATTTTTAAATCGTTATCAAGAAGGTAAGGTAACCAGTCTTCATTCTCATGCATAATAAAAGCATAAGGTATATTATTGATTGTTTGAACTGATAATACCGTTACCTTGTTAGCATTAAAACATATTTTAGGTGTATAACCAATTAATTGAATAGTAGCAATCTTTTTCATACGTTCCTCATTACTGGTTTATGGTTCGTTATCTTCAATTATATTTTTGATCATGTTTATTGTTAGTAGTATGTACATTCCAATCACCCATAATTCAAAGTCTTCATCAGACATACTTATCATTTGAGTACTCCAGCCTTAACGTAATCATCATGCAGTAATCCATGAATCATAAGTACGAATGCATCAGCTTCATCAGGACTATTACCTATTATATCAATAAGTGTCCTACTTTTGTCCTTCTCATTCCTTTTATTTTTAGGAGGTATCGCCATTTCTCCTTCGCTACCTCTCAGTTTTGGAATAAGAGATAACTGTCTTATCAATTCAGTATAAACTTCTGGAATACCGTATCCCTGTTCTCTTGTTAACATCTCTCTAGCTTCAAAATACATTTGTGTGCGTCTATTTTTGTAATACGTCTTATCCTCATGTTGATTAACCCTGGTGGGAAATGATAACCTTCCCATATTAATACGTGTAGCAGATTCGCCAAATCCTATAGTTCTACAATAGTATCCTCTTTTACGTAATGCATCTGATATCTGTTTACCGCCACCACCTCTATCTATCAACCACTTATCAGATGGTACACTATAACTATTTCCCATAGTAATGATTATATCTGCAATATCACTTGTATCTGGTGTTTTCTCAGAATGCATATTTATCAAACCATCAAAATCTCCAACACATATACAAGTATTATCTCCACCTTCTCCAGGATCACAACCTAACGATAATGCTTTCTTACGTTGTTTCAATTCTCTATTTCTACGTACTGCCTCTTGTAATATCTTCTTATAAAATAGTTTAACTTCTTTACCTGCGTAGAATGTAGCATCCAATATTACAGCTGCATCCATCGGATCTAATTCAGCTCTTTGTTGTACATACTTACTATATTTCTTAACTCCAGGTACTACTACTTCATCTGTAGGTTCATACCCTCTATCTTGTAACATTTGGTTTACTATAACATTAGGACTATCTTCTGCTTTAATCCTAATAATCTTTTTTGAGTATCCACCACCAAACAATCGTTTTACATCTCCTCCTTCTACTCCTTTCTTAAAAAAGTTGTCACACTCCCAGCAGTTACCCAGTATCAACTTCCTCTTTGCCCATGTTTCTGCCATCTTAAGATAATCATCAGGCACACTAGAAGATTCGTCTGATATAAATAATGTATACCACATTCCTTTTACATTATCTTCTATACTCATAGGATTAGCATGGTGGCCTTGCATAGCTGCCATCTTATCAGGAGCTGCAACCATACCAATAATATAAGAGATAGGATCTAATTCACCTGTCTTCTGATCTATTCTTTTGATCTCTTGATGGTTTACTATTAAAGGTCCACCTTTGTCAGCAGTTAATGGATACTTACTGGTTTGTATGAACCTATTAATTTCTCCCCATAACACTCTAAGGTGATCATCTTTAGCAGATGTTGTAACTACTCTACACGGTGTTCTAGATAAGAATGTATTGAGAGCAATATAACCTGCTACGAAGTCTTTACCCAATTCATTACCAGCAGGCACATATGTTTCATCATTATCATACACACTTTTTATAATTTCGATTTGCTTATCGTAAAATGTTACATCAGGCCATAATAACCGTTTTAAAAACAAAGGATCTTTTGCTGGTAATGACATTATGTGCAATGGTTCACTCATACACTCAAATCCTAGTTTGATAATATATTACTAAAAATCTTTGATGAATAAACTACAAAACGAATAACGGAATTAGCTCATTCTATGCATTTTTGTTATGCATAGTCAAGCTATATCCGCTATTCGTTGACGTATTCCTACCTTATAAATTCATCTAGAAAACTAGGGAATTTGATGTATCTCTAGTACAATTACTCCTTATTGATTGTTTGAGTTTTTGTTATTGCTTTATTGTAACCTGTTTCGAATCCAAAACTATAACCTATTTGATATCGTTTTTCTCTATGCTCTACCAATATTCCTAATACTACACCTATCTGTTCTTGATTTAACCCTTGTTTTCTTAATTCACTTGATACTTTTTTATCCCAGCCTACATCACATGTAGTAGGATCAGATACATTTTCAGGTAACATATATACCTTTCTTAGATTTTGTACACGTGAAAAATCCTCTCTAGTAAGTCTAGAGAGGATTATAGTACTTTCTTTTATACTATGTTACTGCCGTATATCTCCATCTTCTCACCTGTTTCAGGATCAGTTACAACAGTAAAAGCACCGTTGTCTAGTTCGAATGGACGCGGCTTGAGTTTTTCAAAAGCTTCTTTTAGTGAGTTAGCTTCGATTGTTCCCTTGCTAGGCTTCTGTTCCGTGGCAACATAGTTAAATGTCTTCATCCTACTTGCTCCTGTTTGGTGATCGACTACACCCTAAGTATATACCTAGTTCGCTAGAAGTCAAAATTATTTTTATGAAAAATGGCAAAATGGATCCAGTTTTTCCGAATCCATTTTAAGGCATCTAGGAACGCATTAGGCAGACAATAATCGTTTCCGGCATTCCGGTCCTATTCCTGTTTCGCAGCTCTCCGGAGTGGTCAATAGGCGATTGCAACGACCACACCTACCTTCATGGTGAAGTTTGAATCCTGCTGTGATAACTGCCTGTTGCTCATTTGCCCACACTCGTACTAATGTCCTGGAGAGAAGACGTACGGGATAAGACTCTTGCGGATATGCAGATTTCTTAGTTAGGATCAGCTTGCCTGATTCGGCATCTAACATTCCCATATATGTATAGTCTGATTCGTTATCGCTACCTGTCAGCATGCTAACAAAATAGCATTCCTTGCATTGCTCGCTAGCTTCCTTTTTTGTGCTTCGGGACGTGTAATGCGCTTTGTGTTCAGTATCACGTAAGCTTTCGGGAATCTCTATTGTGAAAGTTGCTTTGCCTGCTGTTATGAATTCTTTGCTTAACATGGCTCATTCCTTGTTAGTTGTGATGTAGTTCGTTGAATACATTAGGATTCTAGCAGGTATTCGGAAAGATTCAACCGGTGAAATTAGTTTTAATATATTTCGTGCTGGAACATAATTTGACTCAGTAAAAGAGGGAAATTTTCCCTCTTTTGTGTCAGCTTAATTATCGGTGATTGTTAAGCCATTCTTTAGCAGCTGTCATTTTGGCTTCGTTCCATCCTAACGTATCAATGCTCTTGAGAGCAGTTTCAACGCAATTAAACACCATGTAACCGTTTGAGCAGTAATAACCAAGCGAATGAATGTTATACTCAGCTTCGATTTTGTAGCTCTTATTTTTGCGATCGTAAACCGGTTTGATTGCGATATTCGTAGCAGCCATTTCATTTCCCTTGTTTCGTGTGTTTCGTTTTCGACATTATCATTTTAGCATGGTTTAGGACAGAGTCAACGCTACCTAGCTTGGAATTGTCGGAATTCAGGGAATTCTTTTTCATGTTGGGTAAAATAGTCCATTTCATGCTGGGCATCAATTAGTCGAGACTAAGTTAGGTATGATTAAGTTAGGCTAACCTTTTAGGCCAGCCTAACTATCGTCTGAGATGAATTAGACAAGGAGAGGAAATACAGCTGTGACTTTGAGGATATCGATAATATCTTTCTTCTTATGTTTGGTAGTTACTGGAATTTCCAGTTCCTTACAAAGATCTTTCAATACCTTAACTGTTAATTTAGGTAGGTCGGAACTATCGATGACTTTGGCGTTTTCTAGGTTATCGGTTTGAATGAACGTCTGAATCTTTTCAGGTTCGGCATGAACTATTGTATTCACTGAAATTTCCTGTTCTTGTGTAATTTCTTGTTTAACCTGAATTTCTTCTACTACAGTAATTGTAACAGGTTGTGCCTCTTGTGTCAGCTGCTTATGGTGATTCTGCTTACCTAGCTCCACTTGCAGGAATTCGGTTACTGGCTTGACCAGAGAGATGACCAGAGACACCAGATCAGTGATACCGTACTTCATAGATTTTCTCCAGCGAGTGAGTTTGTTTCTACCTACTCAATATACGCATAGAGCTATCGAATATCAACAGGAAATTGATGAGAAATTTCTCATAATTGAAATTATTTTCTGGCATGAACTATTTTGTCCGAACTGGGTAAATTGTGGTTGACTCCGTGTCCGTACAGGGTATATTGAGGGTGTAACGAACGCGGGACACAGGACAAGAACCAAGGAGACGACGATGAAGACTCAAACGACCTGGACCGAGAAGGCCGCTGACATCCTGGAAGCCGCTGCCGTCGGCGGGCTGTGTGCATCGTTCTGCCAGCTGGTGGCCCAGTTCATCTTGATGTTCTTCTAAACCGCCCCTTAAACCCTTTACCCTCATACTCAAAGTTATAAGTTTCTTCTATCCAATCTAACCATATTTCATAATCTATTAAAGTTATAGAATTCATTTTAGTGTCCTAGCTTGCCATTTCCGCATGCTTGATTACATATATTATTTTCATCATCATAAGCATACATATATCCATTACCATTATAATTACAAGAACTGTAATCACTATCACCTTTAATATGTTCTAAAGATAATTCACCATGATAACTATTTCCATACTGATTTGTTATACTATATATCCAATCATATCTAAATCCATTTCCTCTATCATACTTTCTTTCAAATCTAATATATGTTCCATATCCAAATTTTATACCATTACCAGGACATATAATTGTATACTGATAATCACTAAAACAACCAAATTCAGGACCGTATCCATATTCTAATACTGTTCTAGTATACTCTATATCATCTTCACTGTTTGATATTTCTTGTAAATAGTCTAACCATATATCAGGTTTTTCTGCTAATTGACATGATATTTTTTCATCAATAAACATTTATAGGATACCTCCATCCGAATTTATAATGTTTATCTCTTATAATTTTAGTAGAATTATAGTAATGCCATCCATTTCCTATACTTCTATATTTATTTTGTTCATAAATATTTCTTACTCCTACACAATCTATTCTTCCTGCTAAGAATTCTCCATTTCCTAAAGCTTCTATATAATCTATTAATATATCACCTACTCTATCTATTACATCATAACTACTTCCTACCCCTTCTACGTCTACATTAGCTTCATTTGGTTTACGTATTTCATAACGATAATCAACTAAAGAACATCCATATTCTAGCACAAGTCTAGTATATTCGATCCCCTCTTCATCGTTTGATTGTTCCTGGAGAAAATCTAACCATACATCAACTTTGTCAGCTAGAGACATGGATATTCTTTCATCGATTATCATAGTATAATCCTTTGCCTGTTTTGAATTAACTAGGTTTATGTACTTTACCGTAGTACTTGTTAACATGAATGATATGCATTTTGTTGATTAGCTTATCTCCACAATACTCCCATGATGTATTTTCATTACCACCATTCCTAGCTAGGCTTGCATGCGTTTGATTGCCTGCTGAATTGTAGTAGCTTGCATGAGCTAGGCGAATAGTCAAAGGATCATGATAGCAAACGAAATAACCTACCATTACCCAGCCATGCGTAAGAATAAACTGGTATGGATGTCCTGCAATATAATAGTTAGATTCCTGTTGTTCCTTAAGTTCTTTAAGGTCCATAGTATCAATTTGATTGTTTGCCATAGTAAACGTTCCTTAAATAGAGATAAAAATTCCTCTCCACAATAGAGAGGAATTAGTTTACATTCTACGATTCTTTTGCGCTTTTGATTGCTTTAACAGCTGCTTGTTTCGGAGTAACTCCATCCTCAAACCATTGTGCGTATGAGCAATCAGGAAGGTCCATATACCCTAATGAACATTTTTCAATTAAGGCATTATCAACTTCCTTCAGCCATTGTTCGAAACTCTTACTTTTGTTTTTGTTTGCCATGATACGTTCCAGCAGGAGGTAATGTTGACTCTTTTAGTATAACAAAATACTTAAAAGAGTCAACATTGAATTAGTATATCTCAACATCCCCTACTATCTACGATAGGGGAATTAAGATTCACTAATTAATATCCTTTAATTGCCTCATTAAAAACTTCATCAGGAGCATAGAGCATGAATCCTGATTGTATAACAAAACGTCTTAATAATTTATCTGTATCATTTACATAAATAGCAACATTATATTCTTTTACAATAACTCTTTTAAATCCTTTTTTAAGAAGAATTATTTCTCGTTCATCAAATCGTTTATTAGCTTCTGCATACACGTTGTTTAGTTCAGCAGTCATTTTGTCTCCAGTACTTGGTTAGTTGTTGTTGCCTACACACTAATATATACCCAGTATTCGTAGAGTCAAGCTGAGTATTTGCAGAATTCCGGAAAAAGATTTTCTGGAGAATTTATTTGACTCTACTGGAACAAGGTATATACTAGGTAGTGTGGAGACGAAATTACATTTAGTGGAGTACCTTAGATGACTGTTAACCAAATGGTAGACGTAGCTGCGAAGGAATTCGAAAACATGTTTAGTGAATGGCGTCCTGTTGTAACTGAAACTGAAACTGAAACATTAGAACAGGAGCAAGATTGCAAGGAACTTGCGGAGTACTTTAAAAGGTTAGACGATGAAGCTTTAAAACTTCAAATGGAACATGATGCAAAATATTATCAAAATGATCCTAAAATGTAAGTAAAAGTTTCCCCTAGGCTATTGTTACCTAGGGGATTTTAGTTTACTCATTATCGTCGCTAGAATGCTCTTGTTCCGATTCTGTTGGCTTAGGCGCATCAGATAGCCTTTTCACTTCCATTGCCTCAATTTGAGCTATCCTAGCTGCTATAGGATCCTCTCTAGTTTCCTCTCGAATTCGCTTAGCGATAGAATCCCAATCTAGGAATGCGTTATTATGAACATGTAAATCAGGTTGCGTTAGTCCGAATATCTTCATTCGCTGTTCAATACACCATGCGATACGATCTAAGAATTTAGGATTACCTTCTTTCCTTACTGATCTAATCTCGTCTATTGCTTTGATAATCACGTCCCTAGCTTTCTTACTAGCTTCAGGAACAGGTGAATTAATATTATCATTGTTTACAGGTTGCTTTTTAGGACGTCCAGGACCTCTTTTTGGTTGTTCTTTGTTTTGATCTTTTTCTTTATCATATATTTCGATAGGTACTTTTTCAATTCGTTTAACTAAGCTACGTAAAGGCTTACAAGATTTACGCCAAGCCTTCCATGCGACACGTTCTAAGATATCCAATCGATGTAACACTTCTGCTTTTGCACTATTAAAATCTTGTACAGCAGCTTCTGCCCACATCTTTCTAATAGCTGCTAGATCGTTTGATATGGCTGGTTGACTACATTCCATTCTATCGGCAATCTGTTGTTGCGTATAACCCATTAAATAATATTCAGCTACTTTTTCTCTCCTTTGTTCAGCATTCAGCTGGATCATATTCAATGGACGTTTATTCTTTGCCATAATAATACTTTCTAACTTATATTAATCATTTGTCCAAATACATTCTAACGTTTTATGTTTTATACCTTGTATTTTTATTAATGGTTTAAAATCCATCCAAGTTGCACTATTATTTTCACAAACAATTACTTGACCTTTTCTAGATTTACACCAGTCAGCTAATATTTTATAATTTATTTTATTATGTTTATAAAATTGTCCACCTTTTTGATACGGCGGATCTATAAACCAAGTAGCTTCTATGTTAGGTAATTCATGAAACCCTTTAGATGATATTTTCCAATGTCTAATTTTTTCTAAATTATTTGCTATGTCTTTTAATCTAAATTTTGTTATACTTGCATATTTAGGAAATTGTTTTTTACCTACAGTAAATTCTGTAACAGTATATTTTGGAGAAGACACTCCATGATTTATACAAAATCCTATTAAATTTTTATGTCTTTTATCTATATTAAGAGTTTGTATATTATCACCTACATAAAATTTACTATATTTTAATATAAGTTCCGGTGTAGCATCTTTTATAAGAAATTGCCAAATACCTGCAATAGTTTTATATTTATCATTTAAATGAACTTGATGTGTATTATGTAATACACTATAATATGCAGCACCAGCAAATGGTTCAATAATAAGATTATATTTTGGTTTAGGATATTTATGTACTATTTTAGATTTACTACCATAATAATTAAACATATTTATCCTATGTATTATCGAATGGGACTACTAGGATTCGAACCTAGAACCAAGAGATTATGAGTCTCCTGCTCTTACCGTTGAGCTATAGTCCCGATATAAGGAGGTCCAGGTAAAGGTTACCTTAACGTGTCCTAAAACACTCCTGGACCTTAATACTAATTAGTACTATTTACCTATAGGACGTTTATCTAATTCTTTAGATTTTAAAATTTCAGCCACGTCATCCACATGCAGGCAATCGCACATGCAAGCGTAATCGTTGGCAGGCTGGACCACGGCGATATTCCCATTGCAATAATCGTTGCCCGGGACGGCACTATGAAGAACGCCGTAAGCGACAACTTTGCCGCCTTCGAGCTTCACAATTTTGTCGCCGTTTTTGGCTTCGCGACCGTTTCGATAATGCATAATTAATTCCTTAATTTAAAAAATGGTTAGTATAGTATAAAGTATACCTTAACCCATGTTATTCACTAAGTAACACACTCAGTGATCAATATACTATACTAACCAATTTCATTTAGTCTAAAACAGGAATTTGAGCATTCGTCATTACAGTAATTTCACTTGGAATAGCTGCATTAACATCAATACTAGCCTTCTTTCGAATAACAGGCTTAGTAGGTAATGCAGGTTCAGGAGCTGGAATATAGTTAGTCGGAACTACGTTTGAAGGTGCTACCGGACAAATTCCTCCTGGGCAAGAGGATGTTGCCTGATTACCATTTTCAGTAGTAACATAAGTAACTGCATTATATTGTTGATTACAACTAGTACAGTTACTTACACTGGTAACATTCTCCGAAGTCTGACACGAATTAGATTGTTTGGATTGTCGATTTTCTCGTAATCGTTGAAACAATCCTACACGTTTACTACCATGACAACCAGCATCAACGTATTCAGTAGTAAACAGAAATGCGATAATCAACATTCCAAACATCATCATAGACTTTTTCATTGTAACCTCTTTTATTGTATGTTATCCAAATCCTTTAGACTCATAATATTTAAACTATATATTATTTGAGTTTATTAAGTCTACATGATTTCTCCTGGTTCGAGTATACCTTCAAAGAGGTTCGACAATACGATAGTATCCGCAACTACCTAAAATTCGACTGTAAGGTTACATTATACACTACTTATTATCTAATGTCTAGTATGTAATTTATTTAATTTCCAGGCCGATCTTTTGCTCGTAAAGCTGAATCACGTGATTCTAATAACTTACGTAAAGCTACTGTACGTTCAGGACCTGGTTTAATCTTATCACAAATAGTATGTGCTAGATTTTTATAAAGCATTATTATTTCCATACCATGAAATTCATCATCAATATTCTCTTCAGAAAACCATACTAACATACGTTCAGGATTCATTTTGTACTCCATTGTTTAAGGTGATTCTTAAGTTCATTTTGGAATGCAATATATGCAATACGCATACTTTCAGTCATATCATCAGCAATACCATGTACCTGGTTCGCTTTGATACTCTTATCTTTATTAATTTGTCGAAAACTAATAACTGTTCTAAATCTTGCTATACCATCTTTACTACCTAAATTGTCAAAAGAACTAAATACATTTATTTTGTTTGTTGATTTACCCTCAAAAGTAATTAACTTAGCTAGTAAATGTTCATAAGTTTTAGTTTTTACACTATCGTCATGTAAACTTATCCAAGTTGTAACATAAGTTTGTTGCATTTATTATATACCTTTTGATTCTGTAGGATCTATTTGATTTTGATATCTACCTGTTTGATCATAAGGTAGTATATCTCCTATACTGGTAGTGAATCGTATTTGACATAACATATCACCAGGATATACAATTATTTCATGTACTAATGGAACTATTTCATATGTCCAAGTACCATTAAATCCTATATCCCCATATCCTGCTGTACAATGAACTAATGTAAATAATCTTCCTAAACTTGATCTACCGTCAATTTCAGGAACATAATTACCGCTATTAGTTACTTCTACGCTAGCAGCAAGATAACCTTTTCCTGGATAAAGATATAAACCATTATTTGTTATTTCTAATTGTTTGAATGTAGGTTTATATCGTTTGTTGCCTCTTTTGTCTATATAATACTCTAGTCCACATGTCTCCAGTATTTTAGTTCCTATAGATAGATTATAACTGTTAGGGTTAATATTTGCAACAACAAAAGGATCTATTTTTATATTACCTGAATATACTTGTTTTTGTATTTCAGGCCCAGTTAATATAGACATACTGTCCTTTACTTGTAAATTATTTCTATTATTGATTAGTTAATTTCACTTCTTTACCACCCATTACAAACTTATAAAGTTCGTAAATCTTTTGAGGTAAACGATATCTTTTAGGACCTTTTGTAGTCCTGTTACGGAATGAGATTATTTCCGGTTCGTACGATTCTACTACTTTAATACGAATAAGAAATTTAATTAATCCCTTAAGTGTTTCATCTTCAGAATGGCAATTCATTTGAATAGCTTGCCACGATGCTCCTTTCTCTCCATGTTCGAATAGATATTTTACAATACCTAACGTTGATCCTTTAGATGTATCTATAGCTACTTTCTTGACTATGTGCATAACTTCTTCATTTACTTCCTTGTAATTGTATATAGCAGCAACAGCTGTTGCTAGTCTTACTATTTGAGTAGTTAAACGTGTAGAGAATTCACGTTCTACTGATTCATTTTGTTTGAGCGATGGTCTAGCACGAAGTATAGCTACAAATTTTGCATACCTAACACATCTATCTAAGTATTCATCAGGTAGATTGATACTAGATAAAAGTTCAATACTGTTCTCTCGTAAATATTCTACATATCCTCCTGTTAATTGTCGTGCCATCATCTTAGCTGGATTCTCTGTCTTTGGTCCTGCTTGTGTACCTATATCTATTTTTGCTTGTTGTGCTGCTCTCATTGCTATTTGATATTCAAAATCATCATCAATACCATCCATAATAATACAAGATAAAAAACGTTCTCCTAACTCAGAACTATCTAATGTACGTAATGATGAAGTACCACACAATATCCAGGTCATATTAATTTGATCATATTCTCTAGATACACCATTACGGTATTGTGCTCTAGATACTCTATCATAGATATCTCTAGCTTCTGATAAGATCTGATTGATATTAGGAGCTTGAAGTAAAGTATCTCCATCCTTAGTTATAAGTGTTTTATTAAATAGTCCTGATACAATAGAATTATCTACTTGTCCCTTAGAATCAGTCTTGAATCCACTATGAAACCCTGTAATAGTAGATTTACTGCTTGTGTATTTCTTTGCAATAGCTAATGCTTCACACAATGTTGATTTACCACATGCAGCTGGTCCAATTATCTTAACCCATAATTGATCCCCTGCTGATTCTGTAGAAATAACACTTGCTAGCATTACCGTTAGTGCATAATCTAATCCTTCTCCAGGATCAGGCCATTTCATAGCCTTACGCCAAGATTCACGTAAGATAGTCCATTCGTTACAGGCTAATGGTAATATCTCTACTTTACCTGCTTTTGCTGCAGCTGTTGTACGTCCCTTTATCCATTCCTGGGGAATAGGTTTTATTTTTGATTGCAATAGTTTTAGAGTATCTTTACGTTGAAATACACTAGTATGTTCTTTTTTAGTTAGTATATCTCTAACATCATACCCGTTTGGTAGTGATGCATCAAAGCCTTCAGGTTCTTTCCATTGTAAATAATGAATCTCGTTTGGTGGACTATCTGCTTTCCATAACTTTTCTACAGTCTTCTTACAACCTGCTCGACCAGCTCCCATAATAGTAGAACCGTTTTCTTTACGAGCATGATCATTATCATAGAATAGTACTAGCTTACGTGATTCACCTATATTTGACCATTCATCAGAGAATACGTTAGCTCCAGGAAATGCAACAATATTGATATCGTTTGCTAATGATACTGCTTTATTACTAGTAGGTGAAATTCCTGTATCTGATTTTCTAAAGCTTAACATAGTTTCATGATAAGCCATTCCATCCCACGGTCCCTCTAAAGCATGTACTTCCTTAGCTTTATTATTCCAATTACACATACCAAAAATACCATGTTTAAAACCAGGAGTAGCAAAAAGAGCCCGCTTGCCTCCTTTGATGGTAGCATAGCGATAAAGCTGTTGTAGCTTTCTTCCAAATAGAGCGAACCCAGGTACAATCCATTGTCCATTTAACAAAGACTTCCTTACACCCCAAAGATCTAAAATCTCTACAGATAATAATTTTCTATCTTTTTTGAATTCTTCTACATCATCACATTTTGATGCAGGTAAAGACTTTTCCCATAACTTACGTATAAATTCTAGAGAGTTACCAGCCATACCGCAAGCTTTACAATCCCATTTAGTAGATGTATTAGATACATAGAATTTATTCTTACCACAAAACGGACATTCACCAGTAGACTGAGTAGGACCTACTTTTAAATCCATACCATGAAATGTAAAAGCTTTTAGAGGTTCTGGTATATCAGACATTATCCTACCTTATTGATTGTTTAGACAAAAATAATATTCCTTACAATACTTTATATTATAAGGAATATTATATAAAATGTCAAGATACTTATCGTTTCATTGCTTTTTCGAATGCTGCTATCTCTATTTCATTAGCTGGATATATGTCAGCAGCTTCTAATTGCTTAATAGTTGTTGTAGTATATGTATATAGTTTATTGATATTTATAATATGATTATTTTTATCAAGTGTTATATTACAAAAATCACAACTAAATTCTAGTGTTGTAAAATCAGGTTTATAGAAGTTCTTCAATAGTGCTGTAAAGTATCCTGAACATACTTTAAATACAGTCCTGATATTAGATCCTTGCTCATACTGGTATGAGTATACTACATCTTCACATAGATATGTACCATTAGATAATGTAACAGATGTAGGATATTTTACTTCTAATCCTTTTTGTTTAATTACAATAGTTTTAAATTCTTTTTTACTTTCTTTTTCAAGAATAGACTTCCACTTGTTCATATAGTGAATAGCTTTTGCAACATCTGCTAATTCATTCTTACCTTCTTCTTTTACATGAGCTCGTAACATATATTTAGTAGCACATCCGACTAAGTATCCTCTGGCTGCCTCTAACCCAAACAATCGCACTACCATATCCCAGTGTTGTTCACCTTCTGTTGTACGATAATGATTACCACCAATTTGATTATCCCAATTTTGTTCAGACATAGTAGCTCCTTAGAATTAAAATAGTTATTTGTTTTGAAGTTTATTTAATCTATTATTTATCCATTGTGTAGCTGCTAGCTTCCAATCAGGTAAATTAATTTCATCTAACCAAGAATACATTAAATGGTTAATTTCTGACTCTGGTTCTTTATAATAAGCATATGCTTTAAACATTGGTATTGCTACTGTTTTAATAAAACATGATTTATAATCATTAGGATTTACTTTTTTAAGAGTTTTTATATTTCCACACATAGTTACAACATCTTGTAATTCTCTATCAAATTCTAATTTAGTAACATTGTGTAATAGTGGAATATGTTTATCGAATGAAGGTTTAGTAGCATACATGTCTGTATTACATTTTAACCATTCAATAGGCTTCCAAATAGCATCTGGATAAACATGTAAATTATTACTTATCTGATTATACTTTCCTACTTTTACTTCTAAACATTCTGCAATATATTCCTGGAGGAAAGTAAAATGTACGTAGTTAGCTCCTAACATACCTTTTATCAAATCATTGCTACGATTAAATACTGTCATATCCAGGTATGAAACAGTTTTATACATCTTGTTTGAATCGATTAAATAATTTTGATCAGGTTCTGTAACTGTTCTAATACTAAAACATACAGAAAGATTACAACACACATCCTTAGATGTATCTACTTTTTCTAAATCATCATAAACATCCCACATTTGTAAGACTGCACGTCTTGATGTAGGATTAGCTTTTAGATGATTTATTAATCTGGTAAGCTGATTAGATACTTCATACTGATAAGTAGTTGTTTCATTTTCAGTAATTTTCTTTTCAGTAGCAACATACTTATACCATCGTTTACCATATGCTCCATTGAACGTAATGCCATCGTCTGAATATTGTGCCATCTTGGAAGTGTAAGTAGATAATGACTTTACATCATTCCTTCCAGCTAACATCCACAAAGCTTCATACATATGAAAGAAAGGATTACAATCACGTTTAGGATTAAATAATACTCTTTCTAACGGATTATTGTAAGTAAGTGTAACAGGCTCTACACACATTAATACTGGTCCATTACGTGATTGCTCCTTTACAATATTACTATCTTTACTGTAATGGAATAAAGTAACCAGTTTTTTGAATGCTGTATTAACATTCTTTGTTCGAAAATGCATTTTATAGTTCCTTTCCAATATTAACAGACAGATGTTGTAGTAAATAATCTTTAATAGAAATTATATACTCGTAATTCATTTTATGTGAATTATGATAAGCAGGAAATAAATACGCTTTACCTCCTAATTGTCTAAACTTATTTACATTATATTCTCTATCATCTATAAGATAAGTTCCTTGTTTAGCAAATAATTCTTTGTGTGGAGTAATGGCAAAGTTATTAAATTCTTTACCAAACTCTCGTTTAAGCCACAATGTTTTACCTACGTAACTACTGGCACAATGAACAGGAGAGGTAACAATATGCCAGTCTATTTCCCCTTTGTATAATCTTTTGTAACCTTCTATTACTTCTATAAGTAATCTACCCCAATTTGTCCATGGCATATTTTCCCAAAAATCTACTTGATTATCAATAGCTTTATAAAAATCTTCTTCAGTTATTTCTTTTCCTGTGTATTTTGATAGAGCAAGTTGCATGCCATATTCACCAGGTTCCCAGTATTTTTCTAGATTCTGTCTGGTAATTCCGTATACATATTTACAATATGCTCCTACAAAGTCTGTTAACACTTCATCCATATCAATTAGTATCGTTGTTAACATTTATACTCCTTATAATAATTTCTGGTAATATTGATTCTTTAAGTTCTTTGTTAAAATGAAAAAACTTTGCTTGACTTTTAAATGTTACACAATGTCTCCATTTCCTAGCATTAGGATATAATATAGATTCTATCACATAACCTTTTACATTTTCAAGTAATTCACCAGCTAATTTTTGTTTACTTTGATAAGGTGTATCTAAGTAATATTGTACTAATTCTTTAGATTTAATTAATCCACTATCTAAAGTAAATCTTATATTTTTATGATCAGGATGTTGTAATCCTATAGGACATAAAATAGTTTGTATGTTATATTTTTTATTGTATAAACAATTGTCTACTAAATAGTTTAATATAGGATTAATAGTATTAATTGTATATTCTCCTAACATTTCTGTTTCCTGGAGAAAAGGTTTAATTACAATACTATTAATATCTAATGATTTTGCATAGTTAGCTGCTTCAATTGCTCGTTTTGGATTACAGAATACTGTAATGATAGTTATATTAAAATCTTTTTTCCATTTTTCTATGTGCCATCCCAGCGACAGGAAAGCATCATCGCAATGAGGTTCGATGATTATGATATCTTTTTTTGAATCATTTTTCTTCATAAAATCTTCTTTAAAAATCTTTCGAATTCTGGTGTTTTTTGTTTGACTACTGTTCCAGTATCTTGTATAATATAACATGTAGGACTAGAGCTGGTCTAGTCATTAATTAAAATTCTGGAGTTTAGCTGATGGCAACTAAAGATTACATGAAGCGAACACTTGACAACATGTCACCTAAGCTTATTATGATCATGGAAGTACTTTACAAGTATCGTGCAATTGATGCCATGAGTCATATTAGCGAAGATATTATTATAAAGGAATTAGGTAAACAAGGAGTTACGTGGAACATTCCACATCAAATTTACATCCTTCGAAATATGACTCCAAGTATGACTGCACGTACTTTAGATGAAGAAATTCATAAGCCTTTATGTTTAACACGTCAAGGTGTTAAATTCATAAAAGCTTATAAGACTAAGCAGAAGAAAGAACAAAAGGCAGAAGCTAAGAAGACTACTTAACTTTATGCTTATTTTCTTTGTAGGCTTTCTTACCGTAGATTTTAATTTCTACGGTAGTGCCTACTTCTTTCATTCTATTATTTTTCTTTTCATATAGTGTAGTATATTTAGGAAACAATTCTTTTAGTTTCTTATGTGCTTGTTCTGTTCTAGCTCCTCTCTGTATCCTACCTTCTAATAGCTTTCCATCAATTGGATTCACTAGTGATTCTCCACCTACGTCAGATCTACCACTATTCTCTACTGCGTGACAAGTGTATGTTTCGCTACGATAACCTGCTATCCACGTTGTAAGAGCGAATAAAGCATCTTCTCGCGTCTGTAAACCATGTCCGATGAACTTAGCTCCTGTCTTTTTTTGTACCTCTAGATTTATGATGAATGAGGCATTAGGAAAGCAGCATTCCTCTATCTTATCTTTTGATCGATTGAAGTATGGAGTACTAAAGCTTATGAATCCTAGATCTGGTTCAGATTGAATTCTGTTTACCATATCAGTAAAACAGTCTTCTAGTTCTTGTGGTTTGGTTCGTTTAAATCTTTTTCTACCTTCTTCTAATATTCCATTATGATAAACAAAACGTAAATCATCATCAAGCAATATAAGTACTTTTGATGTAGTGTTTTGTTTAACAAAATCTAGAATATTTTGTTTTGCATACAATGCTCCTTTATTACTTCCAAATGTAACTAGTTTTATTTGATTATTTTGAGGTAATATTATTTTATCTTTCCAGTCTGATGTAGTTACTATTACAGTATTGTTTAACATAGGAATAGTAAATTGTTTTACAGTTTCTATAATTTCTCTACCCCACGTAGGAATGTAGATAGTGTAATCTAAACTCATAAAACGTTCCTTATATCTTTGTAAGTTTTGTATGCTAAGTGTTTATCTAATACAAATTCTTTAGCTCGTTTTCTACGTACTGGATCTTGTATCGTTTTATTACTTATAAGAGTTTTAATTACATCAGGTAACTTATAAGCATTGCGTACAGTAGCTATACATTCTTTAGGTATATCAGTTTTTAATACACTAGAATGTAATATAGGAATAGCTCCATAATATAATGCTTCTACTTCAGTGTTATTATAACTTCCTGCTTTATATGTATCACGTCTAGATGTTACACCTTGTAAGTTAACAGTAAACCAGGCTTCTTGATAAGCTTTAATTATAGTATCTAAATCAACATTACCATAATAAATAGCCTTACCATCTCCTGAATATTTAGTATCATAACAGTCTAATCCTACTCCTTTCTTCCACTCTTTTGTACTACGTAAACGAAAATACTGTATTCCTGTTGAATACATTTCTATGTTTACTTCTTGTGGTATTTGTGGAAGTACTTTTAAGAATGTATTAGTACCTTTAATTTCTTTCCATTGATTAGGCCAAACTAATAACGGTTCTTTTGATCTATCTGATTTTATATTATCTTTAGGTATAAATGGAAATGGACTAATCTTTACCCTAGGTATACCTTTGTTTCGTAATGGCATAGCATAGGATTCTAACGGACAAAAGATAGCTCTACAATACTTAGCTACTGGTTCACTCCAGTCTGAGTAATCATCCCAGTATCCATCCATTACAAAAGCTATTTTAGGTAATGTACATTCAAGATATAACACTTTAAAGTGTGGTTCTTCATACCCTTTATTTTTGTGTGGACATATAAAACCATAAAAGATTGCATCATAGTTATTATTTAACCATTTAGCAGCTTCTTCAGTTTGTGGTACTTCTCCATCTACCCATATTTTAGTATCACCACCATTTATCCATTTACGTTTAGGAAACAAACAAGGTTTTTTATTTTTCCAGTTTCTACTATGTAATATGTCGAATGTATCACCATTTGCTGTAGCTGCTAAACGTAATGAATTTAAATGTGTAGCAATACCTCCTACACTTTTAGTATACCAATATATGCAAGCTATTCTCATTGTTTATTATTTATCTCTTTTATATTTTTGTTTAGGTCTACCTTGTCCGTGTAACATTCTTTCGTATTTATCAAATTCACATAAACAGTTTTGATAATCATGTGCCTCTAATCGTCCTGTAATCTCCTGGGGAAGATTTAATGCTAACCCGTTTAGAATTATACTCCTAAAATCTTTTAACCAATGACGATTAATAGCGTTAATAGGTTGTTTCTTAAGTCTTTGTAGTCCTCTTTGTGAGCCTGGACCTTCTGGTGCCCATGATAGTTTATCTTTCCATTCACCTGTTAGAGCATGTCTCAAGTCTGCTGTAACTTGACCAGCCATGAATGAACCAAAACCAAAACAATTACATAATTCTTTCCAGGTATAGTACATTGAACTAGTATCAATGAACACTCGCTTAGTTTGTAATGGTTTAACGTTTGCTATGATAACTGATTCTATTTTATCAGCTCCGTCGTTTCCACGTACAACATAAGCAGCATTAAATATAACACCTTGTTTCTTTTTTATATTTCTAATTTTTTCTACTAGTTTTTCATAGTTTATATAATTAGTTTTAAATATATCAGATTCTATTTGTTTTAATGTTTTTGGTAAGTTAATAAAACGAGCTATTGCTACTCCATATAACATATTATAATTATCTTTATATGGAGTATACCAATTATTTTGTAACCATTTACTTACTTTGTCATCCATTCTACGAACATTACAAAATCTATACGTATGAAGAATTTCATCATCTGTCCAAGGTCTAGCTAATTCACCTTCTTTTTTCTTACGTATAGATTCACGTTCTTTAATCCAATACAAGAATCTTTCTTCTACTGGTAATCCACGAACTTCATTAATGTTCATACATTCTCTTTTTCATTAGCAGCTAACGTATTAATGACATGTATATAGTCCCAATTTTCAAACATAGCAGCGAATGCTATCCATGGTTTAGATTGACGTAACATACAACCTAAGTAATATAATTGTCTTACTTGAAATTTATCTAGATGTTTTAATTTGTTTGATGTACAAACACCTAAATAAACAGATTCTAAATTATTAGGATTATTTATATCTATATCATATGTTCTTATTACTTCTTCTACAATTAAAGCTACATTAGCAATATTATCAATCTTCATAAATTGTAACATAGTAACCTCTTATTACTTGTTTAGTAATTTATTTCATAATACTTTTTAATTTTTCTTTATAAAATTTTTCTAACTTTTGTTTATAGAAATTTCTTTTTTCTTCATCAGCTTTTTCTAAAGCTTCTAATCGTTCACGTAGTATTTTACTATCTTCTGTTTCTGGTGTAGATACAAATATTGTTACTGGGATATCTAATTCTTTACATAGTTTTTCTATTTCATTATTCATACTGTAATACCTTTTGCCCAGTTTGTTTCGTGATACTCAGCACCAAAAGGAGTAGGTATACTTAAACCTTCTCCACACTTTTCCATTATCTTCTGTAGTTCTCTAATTTTACCCAAATTCGAACGATAATTCAATACCTTAGTATTTTTCTGCTTAGCTAATTTCTCCTGGGAAAGATCGTATTCTAGGGCCTCCTTACCTTTAGCAGGAAAATCTAAAACAATTTCATCATGTACTTCCATAATCAAATAGTAATCTAATCCATCTAGTTTATGGTAGTCTTCTAGTTTATAAGATACTTCTACCTTACATCTAGCAGTTAACCACATTGCCGTACCTTGAACATGGTAAGACAATGGAATTGTAGGTTTAACACGTCCATAATCTGTTCGTTTACAAAGTAATGGATACCCTCTGGTTGGATCAACATTCTTGTCTGGTATAGTTTCGACATAACCATGTTTATTAGCAAACTTAAGCCAGTATTGATTTAACTGCTCTTGTTTAGTAAATCGTTTCTTTAACTTACTGTGAGCTCCTACCTGATGGTATGCTCTATCTGCTGTACCTTCTCCATCTTCTCTATCAACAGCTCCATATTGGATTGCAAAGTTTCCATTTTTGGTCCATTGGTAGTATGTACTATTGTATTTTTTCTTGCAATAGTTTCCAGCCTGTTCCTCTCCTATTTCTTTTACGGCAGCTTCCCATAAATCAGGCCATAACACATGAAATATAAGAAGGTGATTCGATCCATAGTAAGGAGGTTCATCAGGTTTTTCAAATAAATCTACAAACTCTTTTTGTCCTGATTCATACGCTGGAATACGCAATTCCACATTCTTACCGTCTAATGACCACCACTCTCTTCCAGGTTTAGGTCCAAAACATTGACGTACATTAAATCCTTCTCGTTTAGAAATATTCTGTTCATTAGGATGAGAAGATGAACAACGTAATGTATTAGTACCTGTTAAATTAAGAGAAGGATGTAATACAAAATAATCACTATGTTCAGTAGGTAACCAAAAACGTTGATAACTCTTCATGTAAGAAACTGCAACATCTCTTGCACGCTTACTAAGAAGACTGTTAATAAATAACAAACTAATACTACGTTGTGGCAATGTCTCTTGATAATGTAACATTACATTCTTATCAAGACATGGTTTATTTGTTTTAGCTTTTTTACTGTACCTGGGCGGTAACTTGAGAGTATCAAGCATAAAACTATTTAATGACTTGTTAGAACCTCCTTTAGGAAGTACTAAGTCATAGTTAAAACACTTTGCTATGTTAACACATTTTGTAGCTAAGTTAGTTGATTCTGTTATGAATTCATTTTTTACTTTATCTAACGTTTTACTAGATACTGTAATACCTGTTCGCTGCATATTGTAAGTAATTTTTAGAAGCTTTCTACGTTCATCTAATAGAGCTCCTAATTTACGTTGACGTACTTCTTTTTGTAAACGTCTATTAAGATGATTAAGTACTTCTACGTCTGGTAATGCATACTTTTGAAGTACAGTGTAATACTTATGATCTTCAGGATAATTCAATTTTTTAGCTAATGCTTTAGGTAACCAATAATCATACTGCCAAGTTTTATCTATTGCACTGGGCATACTATTTTCATCTTCTTTATCTTTCTTTGCTATCTTCCATCCTAAATCTTTAGCGTGTGTACGACAATACTTTACAGCTTTCTCTAGATCTTTTTCATACTTTGTTATGTCTAGATTAAGCCAACGAAGACACATATTATCTAATGATTTTTCTTTATTGCTATGTAAAAGATGTGCAGTCAGAAGTGTATCATGTGTTTTGTCGAATACTTCATTAATGTCTATATATTTCCACAATCCTATAGATGCTAATGCATTATAATCGAATATACAATTATGAAGCAAGTAACCATCTTTTTCTTGCTTCATTACGTTTGCTATGTCTTTTAAATCATCTTCTTTGTAAATGACTTGACGTGTTTTAGGATTTACTTCAAATTCCCAATATGTAACTTCACCTTCTGTATTACACATACTAACAAAGAAAGGTCTAGCACCATGATAGAAATCTACTCCAGTAGTCTCAGTATCTATCGCCAACATGTTGCTAAACCTTTCTATGTGTTATGATTTACGTGTAACAGGTATAACTTCCTTTAGACCATTATAACATTCATTATGAAATAAAGGTTCTAGTAAAGGAGGAAATTCCTCTTTTGTTTCTATAATAATTGGAGTATCACATTCATCATCAGCATAGTCTAATGTATTTGGTAGACTATTCATATTATTAAGTATTGATTTTTCTAACTCTGAATATGGTACTTCTTTTGTTTCATCATTTATTTCATTAAAAAGATTTTTATTAGGTAAATTAGTATAACCTACTATTGGAAAATCACTTAATCCAATATGAGTTACAGATAATGAAGTGTTTTTAGGTACATTTTGCATAACATACTCCTGGGGGAAGTAGTGAAAAGAAAAGGGGATTTTATCGTATCCCCTTTAGACGTTAATAGTAATTAGTTGAGAAGCAATTTACCAATAGGAACCTTGGAAAGTACTGGAGCTTTAGGATTGTCAATTTCTTTGATCTTAACAGTTTGAGAAGCTTCGTCAATTTCGATGATAGTATATTGCCTAACATCAGGATTTTTAGCTGACTTATAAGCTACAACGTCATGAACAGCTAAACCTTCTTTTTCCTGTTCTTCTGACTCTTCTTGCTCTTCAGATTCTCCTTCAGTAGGTTCTTCTGTATCACGTTCTACAATGTTTTCTTCAGAAGGTTTACTATAACCTGAGTTAGATTCTTCTGCTGGTGCAGTGTTATCTTGTACGTCTTCATTAACATCAGTAGCATAGTCAACAATACCATTCCAATTAATGTTAGTACGTGGATTCGGATATTGCTCTGTAGGTTTACCTGCCCATGAGTCAAATGTGAAGTAAGGTCCAACAGCTTCCAAGTCTGCAATAGTTTCTTCTAGATCAGATGGTTCCATTGTAGAAGTATCTACGCCAAGCTTTCGAAGTTCATTGTATACATTAGCGATATGATGTTCAAATGTAGGATTTTTTTCACTCTTTGGAGTATCGCACAACGGTTCCATCAAACTAAATTGAATTCCTTCACATGCAATATCATTATGAACTTTAGGCTCTACAACAGATGCAGTGAATCTGATGTAGTATTCGTCCTTCAAATCACCTTGCTTATATTGTGCAATACTAACAGTTAGAAGTTTAGCAATACCGTTTTTAATACCTACTGGAACTTCACGTGGACCATAGGTAGTAGCATCATCTTTATGCTTACTATGTGCATGTTGTAACTTCTTACCATGTTTAGCTAGAAAATCTGATTGCTTCTTAACAGCCATCGTAAAACCTCTTTAAGAAAATGAGTTAAACAGTTAGTTACTTAATTACCTTTAATTGCTTTCATGATTTTGTTATAATCGGGATTGATTATAACTTTAGTACGTTGATCATACTTAACAGTAGATCGAAACTTCGTCATAAAAGTTTCATGAGGTTCACAACGTACACAATATTCTACTTCTCCTTCTACTCTTACCTCCTTTTTAACTTTTTTACCTGCATTATCTATTTCTTTTGTAATATACTTAGGACGTACGAAACATTGAAGTAGATAATCTACTGTAGGATTTAACCACCTACCTAGAGCTGGTGAAGTATCAGCTCCTACAAGCGGTTTTAATTGTTCATCATCACTACCTTCATCTTTACTATTGAATACTCTCTCTTGTCCTATTATAACAGTATTCATAGGTAAATCAAGAGCTAATCTAAGATATTCCTTTGCTTGTGCTACAGCTTGTCCGTATTGCTCTCTGGTAAATATTCCCCAGTTTTTTTGTTCAGGTATCTTATCTACTCCTGTTACTTCTTTAAGAATTAAATCCTGCATACCTGTAACATGATCTAATACGATAGTTTTAAATCCTTCAGATGCTGCATTTTCTAGAATCCAAGTAAGTTCACTTGATTCTTTTATGATATAAGGAGTAATTTTATTACGCATTTCAGGAGTATCTATACTTCGTAATTCTCCTGTACTTTTGATATTACTTGTAATACATGCACAAATAGGACCTGGAAACGTACTCCATAATGTTGTTTTGCCTGTACCTGATCTACCATATAACATAATTTTGATAGTTTCAGGTAATTCCCATGCTGACTTTGGTTTCTTTTGTTGTGTGTTTACTTGACCTTTGATAGGTACGAACGGTTTTTTAGCAGGTTGCATTGTTTGTTTATTCACTATAGCCATCTGCATTTAGCTCCCTAAATAATTTTCGTTTAATTAATCCTACTTTAGATTTTTTGTTTAAATACAGATCTAGCTCTCCTGATCCACCTTGATTAAGAACATGATAAATACCATACGGATATCTAAAGTTCTGGTATTTATGTGCATTCTCGTTTACTCTACTACCATTTAAACAATCCCACCAATCACATAATTGTTCTAAAATAGGATTGAATGATGTAGTAAGAAATTCACTCATATCATGTTCATTAATCAAAGCTTGGAATCTGGAAAACCAGTTATCAGGTTCACTAGCTAAATCTTCTTCTATTATACCCTTTAACCTGTCTCGAAATTTCTCTCTAGTACCATCTTTTTTAGTATGTTTATGTAATGAATGTCTTACAATATTATAACGTATTCCTTTGATTTGTTTAGGATCTTTAATAATAGTACGATCTAATTTAAGTACAAGTAGATACATCATCATTTGTAAATCAAAATTTAATTGATTTTGAATTTCAATTAAATTGATATTACCTTTTGATTTATTATCTGCTACGTAAATTCCATCCCCTTGTATCTTATCTCCTGAATCTATCTTACCTCTAAGATATATTTTTCTTCCTGATATTGGAAGTGTGTATTCATATCCGAATATTTTTTCCTGGAAGAGATTCAGCATATTTTTTTCATCGGGATGATGTTCCCAATATTTAACGTATAGTGGAAAAGTTACTATACATTTATCATATTCATCCTCAATTGCTTCGTGATACAATTGATATTTTTTCTTTAAGTTAGTAACATATTTCCTAACTAATTGAATATGATCTTCTTTACGTTTGTATGCTTCTTCGCATAAATGCCACATTTGACCAAACTCTATTTTACCGTCAAACCGTTCTTCCTTTCCTAGACCTTCCACGTACATTATCCTGAATCGCTCTCTACAGATCAGGAATCGAGAGAGCATAGAGAACGTTACACCTGATTCACTGCAAGCTTTGTATGGACCTTTCCACAACGAGCTAGTGATCACTCCGGAATGTGGATTAGTTACCTTCTCCAGTTTACTCTTTAGTTTGTTTGTCATCTAATTCTTTCCTTTTTATTTCAACATTTTTGTCTAATTCAAATCCAAGTGTTACTTTTTTACCACTAATTTCTGTTACTATAATCCTTCCTAATTTATATCCTTCTAATGATAAAAGAATTTCTTGATTAATTCCACGATTAATTAGTAGCATTATTATCTCCGTACAATTCTTCTATAAAGTCAGTTATTTGTATTTCAATTTTTTGACAATCTAATCCCCATGATACTTGTGGTTTACGTAAAATAGCTGCTGGATGTTGAATCTTAATAAATTTTATTTGTTGTAGTAGTTTATTGTTATGTAGTTCAAAAAACTTTTGAGCATCATTTCCAACTAATATTAATCCTTTTGGATTACATAATTCAACTAGTTCGTTGATACGTGGAAAGCATGCTGTGACAGATTCTTTCGGTGGACTAGTTAGCTTCTCTCCATCTACTTTGGGTATGCATCCGATAAGGTTAGTCATTGCGTAGGTGTAGCCTTTTGTATGCTGCTGAGTAACTTCTATGATCTCTTGTAACAGATTGCCTGCAGGGCCTCTAAAAGGCTTACCTAACGCGTTCTCTGACTCTCCTGGAGCTTCACCTATGAACAGGATATCACACGGTACTGTTCCACGTAGCAAAACTACATTACGTCTAACCTCATGTAGTTTGCATCTAGTACAATCTTTCCAATTATCTAGATGTAGTTGCAGCTTACTCTTGCTCATCTTCTATTTCCTCAATTTCTTTTGTTACTTTGATTGTCAAAGGATAGAATGGTTTATTTTTAAAAGTCAATTCCTTTAACCATTCTTCCATTTGATCAAGTGAAGTAGTTCCATAACGTACATACATTTGATTTTGAAACTTTGCTACATCATCTTGTCGGAATACTCCATAGTAATCTTTAAGAAGATATTCACAAAGTTTCTTTAAAGTGTCTAAGTTTTGTGAACCTAGTTTAGTTACAAAATGTTTTGTACGTAAGGAATATATACGGTATCCATTCCATACATTTCCTGGGGGAAAGTGATTAACTAGAACTATTGCAAATATTTCTTTGTAAACTAATGAATCTTTATGTACTCTATCGTAACTCTTTTTTGTAGGATAGTGGCCCTTTTCCCAAACAATAGTAACATCTTTAGTAACAAATGACATTTTCATCCCTCTTAGATGATTTACATGTAAAATTCTTTACCACATCGTTTACATTTGAGTATTACAAAATGACATGGAGTACCTATTTCATCATCAGGATAATCATGATAGTCATAGGTTCCCATATCTTTACTTAGTTCACATACTAAGTTAAGATCTAATCTAAGTCTACCTTTAAAATGTTTCCAATAGTATTTTATTTTTTCAATTAGTGACATGAGATACTTCCTCTTAAAGTATGTGTAGATTGTGCTGGGTAGGAATCGAACCTACATCACTCTGTCGATGGAGCCTGGTGCCGAAAGCTTTACATCTGTTGAGTATCCTACCATTTAGAAGACCAGCACACTTATATTATACAGTCATTCCGTTGTTTGTCAAGTAGCAGTACCTAGCTAGCATGATTGCATCAGCTGCAGAATCTTTTATCTGTTTAGATTGTGTAGGAAAATCTTTCCTTGCTTTATTTGCTATGTGTTTTTTCCATTCTTTATCTGTCCAAGATTTAGAACGTTTTAATCCGAAAAACTTCTGCCATTTTCTAGGATCTACAATAGTCCAAATGTCTGCTATTGTCATCATTCCCATTTTTAACATACCATAATTACATCCAAACTTAAACATGGTGGATACACCTTGTCCTGGCATAGCATGTACATTTTCTAAACATGAATAGATTTTCCATATACCTGGTCTATTCCAATGATGGAATAAATCAACTAACTCCTGTTCTATTTTTGGCATAGAAGTTAGTTGAATAAGCTTTCCCTCTTGATTAAGGAAAGCTAAATGTCCGCTTGAGTATCCTGGATCAATACCCAAATAAATGTTTTTAACCGACATAGAATAAATCTTCTATAGCTCTAGTAATTGCGACATACTCTAGGTTATGTTCTTGCTCTCTACCCCATCCTTTAGACTTTCCAGCAAATGAAAAGTTACCTTGAGTATCAACAGAGAGAAAGAATACTCGTTTAGCTTCTAGACCTTTAGCTTTATGGATTGTGCTAAATCGGATAGCTGTTGAAAGCTTGTCATCGCTAAACACTTCGTTGATGAATCCAATAACTTCTTGTGATGTATCTTTGTCTTGACAAAACATCACTAGACAATCATACTTATCCGCAATAGCATCTAGACGATTCTCAGATGGATTAGTTTTAGCAAGTTCCTTAGAACGTGCTTTGTTCATCCATATGTCAAGTTCAATCAAAAGATCTTCGATAGGCATTACCTTTTCTTTAGTACACTTCTTGATAATGCTAATCAAGTTCTGTCCGATATCCCTACCGATGATTCGCGATGTCTTACCCTTTGCTATGGTACGGAAAAACTGATTAACTAGTTGAGCATTGACCCGACATACAACCATATCACCTGATTGCAATTCATCGACGAATGACTTTTTCTTTGATTGTTCGCCATTTTCATCATATGATACAGTAGATAATTGAAGACTGGTTACCTTACCTGCAGGATTGTTTTCATGTGCTGTAAAGTCTTCGACGATACGGTTAGCTTCGACAACGATAGCTTTACCACATCGCCTAGTTTCGGTTAACTTGAGAGTTTGCGTCTGTTGACCTAGGCTAGCTAATTGCTCTTGCAATCGTGCCATACTACGTGAATCAGCTCCTGCAAACCCATAGATAGCTTGACGTGGATCACCACAAAATACTAATCGTGAACCACATCTTTTAACTAATTCCTGTTGACACTTATTAAGGTCCTGGGCTTCATCTACTAACAATAGATCATACTTAACAAGAGGGATGTTAAGTACAACAGGTAGCCAAATCATATCATTAAAATCAATTTGTAAGTCTGCTTGTACGTCTTTACAAGCTTCTATGACACGTGGAATTAAAGAATATACTTCACTCTTTTGAGTGTCATTATCAAACTCAATATCATAATATTCGCACAATTCATTTAATGATGTAGCCCACGATTCATCGTCTGTAATATCATGATTAACTAACGAAAGCTTGCACAATCTGACAAGTTCTTCCGTATTCGACATTACGATAGGCTTATTCTTTTTGAGAGCTCTACCATCAATCCCTACAATCTTCGAAATGAGGTTTGATACTCGATAGCTTTCTACTTTTAATCGTCCGAATTGATTAGATAATGCTCGATTGCCCAAACTATGCAAAGTCATTGCCGAACAGCCAACAGGTACGCGTACGGCAAGTTCATCTGCGATAGATTTATTAAATGCCACAAAACCAATTGTACGAGCATCCTTCGAAAGAATGAGAGAATCCCAAATAGCCTTTTGTTGATCAGAAGGCATAATCTTTGTGGGAATATTCTTTATATACTTTAGACCTTCTACTAATGTAGTAGTTTTACCTGTTCCCGCTCTAGCTTCAATGAAAAGATGAGGAGGAAACTTATTAACAGACTTCTTAGCAATAGATTCTTTGAAACTCATGATACACTCGCCTCATACTAGTGTTAGAACAGAAGAGAGTACTGGAGTCGAACCAGTGTAATACTCACCCGTGAATTGAGTATTGTTTTTCCAACTAAACTAACTCTCTTCTCCCTCTAATTATACACTAGAGGGAGATGGACGTCAACCTAAGTAGTTACTTTTTTCCAACTTTCCTTCCTGCAGGCTTGGCAGGTTCTTCTTCTTCAACTTCTTCGCCGTCAGGTTCCTGGAACTCTTCTTCTTCAGTTTGTTCGACAATTTCAGTGTTAGGAACAGTAACTTCATCATCTTCGATATCTTCGCTCAAATCTTGATCAATACCACCAACAACAGGGTATTCATCAAGGAATCGAATACCCTCTTCCGTCGTACCAAATTCGAGCTGCAAATCGTCTGCAGTAATAACTTCATTCTTAAACCAAGCTTCCCATCCCTTGATCAATAGTGCGATAATTTCCTTCTTGGAACTTCGACCAGCAACACCTGTATCGATATCAGCAAGGTTAGCAATTGCCTTAGTTACAGCCAAAACCGAAGGATCCTTTTTGGCGATCAACAACCAATATTCTTCTGCCTTGTCCCAATTACCAAAGTCAAGCTTACTTTCATTAGGAGTAGTGTTATATTCTTCGATCTGTTCATCGTTACTGGATGCTTGTGCCATCAAGTACAAGAGACTAGCAGCTGTACCCAAACTAACGTATCGCGAAATCTTCTTAGCTTCGTCTTCCTCTCCCTTTGCTTGATCTTCAGTAAAGACAAACGATACTGCCTTAAACAATGTCTTGTGACGTTCCGCAAAGTCGACAGCTTCAACATTCGTTTTACGAGGCGAGAATGCGTCTCGATCCGCACCAGTACGATTACGCAATGTACGAATAGTAAAATCTGCGATTCGTGCAACAGCCTTACGTTCGCTAGGCTTTTGAATATCTGCAAAGTAGTCAGATCGGAAGATGATATCTGCAACACTACGCGGCTTGCACGTATCCATAGTATCAACAACGTGCGAATCTTCACTAATACCGTAGACAATCAGCTTCTCAATATAACATTCTTCCGGCCAAATACCCTTCCAATGCTCGCTATTCGGACCATCTTTACGTTCATGTTCGGCCATCAACAGAGCTACAAGACTATGTTGTCCGTTCAATAGTGAACCTTTCTTACCGACAATGATAGGTTCACCGTTAAAATGCCATTGCTTCTTAAGAATCGATTGTACCAAATCAAGACAATTATTCTGGTACAAAGGCCGATTCTTCATATTGTTCTTACACTTATACTTCTTTTCTCCCAACTTGATAAGAAAATCAGCTCCTTCTGTTTCTTCTACGCCCAAAAGTTCCTTAGCCTTTTGAACAGTGATAGGCTTACTACCTTCCACGTTTTGAGCAACAACCACACTAACGCTGGGATACAATTCTTCACCAGCAATAGAAGGAGTAACCTTGCTCTTAACAATATCCTTAGACTTAGCCATCTTATCGCTCCTACATTAAAAAGTTATTTTGAGGATCTACTGTAGATCACTCTCATAATCCTACGCTATAAAGAGTAGGAAAGTAAGAGAATCTAATTCTGTTGAGTAGTCTATCTTATCAAGTTAGATTGTAGAGTCAACAGCTTTTGCAATTTTTCTTAATTTTGTTGACTCATTATCTGTTTTCTTCAATGAACGAAGATTCTTACTTTCTAATGGTTTCATACCTATTTTCTCACACATACCTTTCCAATTGTACTCTCCATCAATCCAAAGATCAATTCCCCATGAGAGATAATGAATGCGTTTGATACGTTCTTTCATCGTCATTACGTGAACCTCCTACATATTTGATGTGTCCTATTTAATTTATTTAGACTGTTTTATCTCATGCTCAGACATGAAACTTGAATCAATCTTACCACTAATAAAGTCTTTAATGGTAACATAAAATCCATAAACTAAAGCAAGTGTTACTACGATCAAGCAAACTTCTAACATGTTAACTACCTCATATAGTTAGTAGACTATAACACAAATGAGGATTCGAACCTCATTCGATAGCATCACTAGGCCAAATGATACTTATCTAACCTGTTGGCAACATTAGAGTAGGTGTTGCCTTGTGTCCTATTGACTCGCTTAACGTTACCTCTTACTAAGCTGAGTAAGAGCAGGATACCACTGGCCCTAGCATTACTGCCGTTTCTCCAGATGTAAGCTTTCGCACGTATCAAGGTTTGGCAAGTCAACGTAATCAATATAACAAAAGTCTGGACCAGAGTCAAACTAATTTGGCAGAATCTTTTACTTTTCTTTTTTCTTATTTGGCATGCTTTTTGCAGGTTTCTTACTCATATATTCATTATATAATTGTGTTGTCAAATCATAGAATTGTTGTATAGTTTTCTTTATAGTTGCAGGTGGATATGTAACAAATTGCATAGGATAGCTTATAATTTCAGTAGATAGAGTATTAGAGTTTGTACGATCTATTCCTGTATCACTATATACAAAACTAGGTTTGAATTCATCCTGATCACTATTTTGTTTAAATCCATACCTTACTCCAGGATGAATATTTTGTAATTGTTTTACTATTATTTCTTGTAATTCTTTTGTCATATCAGGTATACGAACATCATATACCCATGTATTAGATCTGTTTCTAATTACAAATGGATATACATTTCTAAATATAGAATCATATATATCTTCTATTTGTTTTCTACATTTAAGTGTTGTAGATAAAAATTTTAAATTATTTAATATTGGTTTAGCTAATGAATCAGCTAGTCTATAGTTATGTCCTCTAGGTATGTGTTTATAATTGTGTTCTTTAGTGAATCCTATTGTACGTAAGCTTCTTGCATACCCTGCATTATATTCCTGGGAGAAAGTAACACATCCACCTTCTTCACCATGTAATGTTTTATTCTTATAGAATGACCAGCATGCTGCCTTACTTTGTGGCGATGAATGACTAGTATGACATTCTGCCATATCCTCAATAAGATAAAATGGTTGATTAGTTATTTTAGCTATCTCAGTATGAAATACGTCTGTATTAACTTCTCTACCATAATTATGAACTACAATAGTCCCGAATATATCACCTTTTAAATGTTGATAAGCTTTGATAAGTGATTTTAAATTCATATTGTAATCATCTAAATTACAATCAATAAAAACAGGCTGGAATCCTGCCAGTACAACAGCTCTAGGAACAGCTACCATACAATAATCTGGTACTGCTATATAACTTCTTTGTCTTAATGGTACTGGTATGTGATTATAAAGTGATTCTAAAGCAAGATGTAATGCAGCTGTACCAGAATTGCATACTACGACATGATCAACTGATTTAGCTCCAGTAAAGTTAACTAGAGCTTCTTCTAATTTTTGATACATATTAATCCTTGTCATATAAATTGTTTATCGTCTACGTGCGGACCTTGTTTAATTTCTGTATATTCACATTCATCTATGCACTCAAATGAATGTCCTCCTTTCATTAACATAATCAAATCACCGGGAGTTAGTGTAACCTTTCGTATGAACTTAGATAAGCTATCGTATATTTCTACTTTTAAAATACCTTTAGTAATTATTATTACTTCTGTTGTAGTGTATACTGTTCTAGAAACAGGATTATGTTTATGAGCTCTTATTTTACCTTCACTAGGCAATCGTCCGAATCCAATTTGTAAAGGAAGTTTTGATTCTGTTATGAATTCAGTTTTCCCTTCTTCTACAGTATACCGTTTATTATTCCTTACCACAATAGCTAAATGTTCAGCTTCATCTGGTCCGACAGAGCTAATGTGTTCTATCCCACAAACATATTCTTTATTATTAGTTAAGCTACTATCATTATGTTTTCTGCTAACTTCATTATGTTTTTTAACATTATGTCCCATGATTCTTCTCCTTTATTATTAATCACCATATCTTTAATCCATAAGCATATGGCAGCATCAAATTTTTCTTTTCTCTTAAATTTAAAATGTTTACGTGCTTTATATAAAATATTTAAAGTCTCATCTTCATTCAATAAATTACATTCCCAGAAAGTTCTGTTAGGATATCTTTCTTTTGCAAGTTTGAGCATATCTAAAGATAAATCAATACCTAAGTAATCACCTATCCAGTCTTTAGGTAGCATTTCCAATAGTCTACCATACCCACATCCAATATCAATAATAGATTCATGTGGACCTATTTGATAGTACTCTAAGAAATTCTTATGTCTTTTATTTATTTCTTCAAATTGTCCTGTAGAGCCTACATACATACTTCTATGTATATCATCTCCTCTGGTATCAATTCTTTGTTTCCAGTAATCAGTATTGAATATATCTTCAGGCATGATTACTTGCTTAGCTCCTTTTGAACTTCTGTTATTAATTGTTCACATCTATGACGATATAAATGATGTGAGATAGTTTGTTCTCTGCATTGACTATTTACTTTATAAAAATTTTCTAATGCTGTTAAATCATAAAGTAATTGATCTAGTAAATCATCTAAATGACCTACACTACTATAAAAATGTAAATTATTATATTGTTCTGCTAATCCTTTACAATAAGGATGAAGTATATTACCTCCTAACCCTAAAGTATTATAAATCCTATTAGACCAATATTTATGAGTACTAGGACCTTCGGGAGCTATAATAACTTTAGTATGTGCAAATGTATCGGCAAGATTTTGACCATGTTGCCTGTACCTAGGCCCACTCTCTCCTAACGTGTGGAATTTTGTTTTCCATTTTTGCTCTAAATGTTCTATATGTTTCCTACGTTTTTCTCCATGGTTTCTAGTACCTGTAAACAAAATATCTTTTACTAATTGAGTACCAAAATTACCTTGTGCTATATTCTTACAAGGAATTAACCTTTCGTCAAATCCTTGCATAAGCCAACGTAGCTTACCTGTAATATCTTCATCTACAAAAGTTCCATCGGTACAAAATCCTAATAAACATCCTGGTAATATTGCTCGTAACCAGCGTTGACGTTCTAATGATTTTGATACTAAAAGAACTTCATCTTGTTGGAAATGTAAAAGATCAAAATACCAAAAGACTTTAGGAATGGTAATACGATTAACTTCATCAGTATTAGGCCATTTATGAAATAGACAAATATCATGATCTTTTTGTAATAGATCAGGTTGTTGCCAGCTAAGCCTATATTTACGTAACTCATGTACACAAGTTACAGTATGACCTAATTTTTCTAATGCATAGGCTATTGCTCCCTCATCATCATTATCGCCCGAATTATGTTTAGCAACATATAAAATTTTCATTAAAACTCCATTGCTTGCTTAAGTAAATTAATATAATTAGTCTTATGTTTTTCCCAACTATTAGCATTACTCCAATCAATTCCAGCTCTACCAAACATACTACAGTCTTCATTATACACTGAATCAATTTTCTTTGCAATATCCTTAGGATCTAGTTCACATTCTTCAATATCTAAATATGCTCCACCTACACTAGTTATATATTTACGTTTTGGTTCTATCATTAGTTCATTAGGTAACCATGTTGTCATAGGATACCTTTTTGTAGTAATGATCGGAACACCGTTCGTACAAGCTTCTTGGAGAGGATAGGATAATCCATTAAACTTTTGTGGAGCAATGTAACAATCAATATCTTCAAATAGTTTAGAATGTTGCATTGTCCCGTTTAGATATTTTACTCGTTTATCTTTGTAACAAGCATTAATATATTCAGGTTCTACATTTTCTTGTGTACGTATTTCTAGTTCAATATCAGATTGAATATACTCAAGAGATTTAATTAGTTCACGTGTACCTTCCCTTCCACGTAATCCTAAATATCCACCATTATGAGCGAATTTACGTACTTTATTACCTTTTGGTTTAACATCTTCAATAGGATTAGTAGGAACAGTTACTAGATAACTGGGTGTATTAGGAGCTAATACAGTAAATACATCAAAATCTAATTTAGATGGACACCAGAATACATCAGGTAAGCATTGTGTGATACGTTTTGGCGTACACTCATACATAGTCATTAAAATAGACTTCTTGCCCAGTTTCCTACAAAGATCAAACAATCTCCAATCAAAAGGAGTTTCAAAAAATAACATAACATCCATATCAGCAATAAATTTAATAAGTAAATCTTGATATGGTTTAGTATATAATTCACTAATAGGAATTTTAGGTGTTGCTGCATACCAGGTTAATTCATTAGGTATTTTATTATGTAATACCTGTACTACATCTGTAACAATACCATTCTTGTAAAAATCACGTACCAAATGACCTAACCCGCGATTGATAGCATATCCTAATGTACCTACTTTTAAATTACTCATCTGTTATTTCTCCAAATTTCTTAAGTTTAAAGT